CTGCCCCCATTAAATGGGCCCTTGAATATCCAAACCCAAAGATATGCAGGGCATTTAAGAGGATAAAAATTTTTCTGAATTATCTTTAGGAGGACAAATGTCCTAAATGTAATTAGGAAGGATTTTTAAATCGTATATTTTATTTTTTTAGGTTGCTTAAATGTAGTCTACCAATACTTCTCGGACATTGATTATTATTTTAAATTAATTGTGACGAAGTAGAGCTAAAAAAACTCTTTTTTTATATCCAAAAGCCCGGAGATATCCTCCGGGCTTTGCTATCCCCTATTAATAATCGGCAGCACTAAATATCGTCATATATATATTAAAAACTTAAGGAGGCTGGCTATATGGAACCAATAGAACTCGAAATCCTACTTGAAATCAAAGAAGAACAAGGCAAACAACGCGGCACACTGGAGCAAATACTGGAGCAGGCGAAAAGAACAAATGGAACACTACGCGATCACGAAAGCCGGCTTAGGGTATTGGAACAAGTCCAAAATCAATCAGCAGGAGCTGCTGGAGTCAGGAAAACCATCTGGAAACGGGTATGGAGCGCAGGAGAACGGCTTGGTTATCTTCTGGCCGGTATTATTATTAATGAGTGGAAGAATGGAGGGCAGTAATAGCAAAATGGAAGGCGGCGGTGAACAATGAGACCAAAAATTATCATCGATCCCGGACATGGGGGGAGGGATTTGGGCGGCGGAACAAATATTCTTTTCACTGAAAAAGACTGGAATCTCAATACATCATTCTATCAGTTGGAACTATTCCAAAAGTGGGGCATACCGGCCACTATGACTAGGCGAGAGGACATATATATCGAACCGACCAAAAGAGCGCGCATTGTGAGAGACTCAGGCGCGCTTTTGTGTATCTCGAATCATGTGAATGCCTTTGATGGTCACAGATCCGGATTTGAAATATATCATTCAATTCATGCGAAACCGACGTTTGCGCAGTGGATATATGAGAAACTCCGACGAACTGATATGAAACCGAATGTCAACCCGATCCGAATTAGAGAATCAAACGATTACCCGGGGAGGGATTATTATTTTATGCACCGGCTGACGGGCGCCGTTCAAACTCTCATAATTGAATATGGCTATGGAGACAATCCGGCGGACCGGCAAAAGCTGTGCGACAATTGGAAAACCTATGCAGCGGCAGTGGTTCGGGGAGTGCTGATATATCTTGAAAAGGCGGGATTGACATGAGAACGGGCACTAAATACGCCGGTATCGCTCTTGTATGGGGCCTGGTCATGACCTCTGTCGTCCTTGTAGCTATGTTGTATCTGACTTTTCAAAATCCCGAATACAAAGAGCTCTGGAAGTACGTACCGGCGATTATAACCGCTCTGATTGGCCAGGGAGTACTAAATTTCGTGGGAAATGAGGTCCGGAAGACTGTAGAAGCTCGGGCGAATAAAATTAAGGAGGATAAGCATGTTTAAGTTGTGGGAGAAAATCGATGAAAAGGTCACTTTTGTTTTGGGCATACTTCTAACTATTGGTGCCTTAATCGGCATTGTTAAATTTGTCCTTTGGTTGCAACCGATAGTTGAGGGTTCAAGGATTCTTAAGTTTTTGTTCGGTTGGCTATTTTAATAGGCAGGAGGTGCTAATATGGTTTATTATTACATCGATGGCCGTGTCTATCGCAAGGAATTTGTTTATAATGGCTACGGCAGAATATTAGAGAAAACCCTGGTCGAAGTACTGCAAAATTAACCTACTCACCACTACTCTCCGTTACCCCTCGAAAGAGGGGGTTTTTTTTATTTTACAGGTATACCTCCTTCGGGGGGCTTTTTTTATGCTCTTTTGTTCGATTTATACGAACATAATGTTAACATTTTAAAAGATAGAAAAATATTGTCCCGAAAGTATTGACAATTGGGATAAAAAGTAGTACAATTAAAACAGAAATCAAGGAAGGAGGAAATTAAATGGAAGTTAGAATCGGAATCAAAAAGAGCGTATGGGAAAAGGAAAGAAAAATGGAGGGATATGCCGTTGTAGACGGAGTACAAAAAGTACTCACCCCGGAACTTTTGGAAGAATTGAAAGTCGCAAAAGCAGCGGGGAAGATCAAGGATTATACCAGATTTTGGCTGAACGATAACGGTAATCCACTACAATCCGCATGACTACCAGACAGGGCTTAGCGCTCCAAAATTGTTACTTAGTCATTCTGGCCCGCCGGAAGCCTTATCCCGGCAGAAAGGAGAAGGAAAAATGTTCAAAAACTTACAGGAGCTAACCGGACAGGAATCTGGGTTCATTGATGGCATAGACATCAATGTCTATGCCGACTACAACGGAGAGCTCCCCGCTTCGGGAACCATATACCGTCTTGACGAGGACACTGTTGTGGTAGCACCAGATGACTGGTGCTAAACGGGGCCTAGCGCCCCACTGACCGAGACAATACTCCCCAAACCCTCTCTTGAAAAGGGACTCGGCCTAGAGGGTGTGAGGGAGAATAAGGAGGTATTATATATGCTTATTTTCACCATCAAAAACGGCTCCGTTACAAAGGGAGCGCAGGTGACCTCACTCCCCCTCAAAGGAGCAGGGATATCTATCCCCGCTATCTTAGTCGGGGAGGAGGGGCGTGGGCGCCAACTCGGTGTCCTGCCGGTCCAACTCCTGCCGGAACAACAACAGGAATGGGAGAAAAACGGCAGTACTACCGTTACCACTGCCCGCATTGGCCAGACCCGAGCGGGCAACCCCAAATTCTTTGCCACGACCGAAGCAGACACGGACGAGAAAATCATTGCCGTACTTCGCACGGGTATCGGTTTCCGGGGAGGTAATTCCCACACCGGAGACCGGACTGCGGAATGGTGGCAGTTATCTCCCTACCGCTCCAGTGACGCCTGGCGGGTCGGGATACCGGCACAAGACCGGTATACTGCTGATGAAGTACGGGAGTATTCCCGTACACTCATGAAAACCATATATCCCGATGACGACCCAAACAAGTGGCGCTGGGATGCGGGGTTCGAGCGGCACCTCAGTTTTGCGCCATTTCCCGGAAAAATCCTCACCAAAGGTGTTATTGCCCAGGGAGATGCTGGTAGAATGGGTTCGGGAGAGCAGCTTATTGCCCTTATTTCGAAGGACATCGTATTCCGTACCGGTTATTCTGGACGGCTCTACGGTGCTCCTGAAGCCCATTATTATATATGGACAGGCGACTCCCTCCTCTCTGCCACGTGGGAGGAACGCCAGTTAGCTGACCTATTTTAGGCTGGCCGGGAGCTATGATCCCAGAGAAAGGAGGAGAAAAATATGGCAAAAGAATACAGAGTGAATGTTTATGAGGGCAAAAAAGTTATTGCCCGCGTTCGGTACAACCAAAACTTAGATTTTTGGAATGGCCAGGATTGGACCTGCGGTTCTGTGGGGCGCCACAAAGGACTGACCAAACTTCGGGACGGTCGATACGTCCTGATCCATGGGACACAATGGCAAGGAGAGCGCGATTACGCGGAAATTATTTCCGCAGAGCAAGCTCTCCAGGAGATTCTCCGGTCCCAAAATCTCAATCTCCTCGAAACCAAGAAGTTCCGAGAGCTGAAACAGCTCTACGAGGAACAAATGGCCGAGGAGGAAGAAGACAAACTAGAAGAGGAGGATATCTAATGTTATGTAAATTTTGTCCCCAATATACCGTTGGCTGTTGTACTATAGACAACATGCCAGCGGAAGATACCGACTTTTGCAAGTTTTCTACTCCCGAATACCGGGAGAGAGTTCTCCGGAAAGCCGGAGAATTGATGAAACAGGTCAACGGTCTTTACGACGTTGACTGGTATATTAAAAGAGCCGAAGAGGAGGAGGAAAATGAAAACCTACTGGATTGACAGATGTATCTATCATCCTGAAACAAAAAAATTACTTCCTCGGGGCTTCGAACTTCGCATCCAAGAAGATACCGCCATGATCGTCGTCCCATCGGATATCCCCGGGGACAAAACTTCATTATATACCGAGAAAATTCCGTTATCTCAGAAAACCTTCTCCGCCACATACGAAAATCATATCCCCGTTCATATCGAGGACGGGGAGCTGATTGGCGATGAAGTAGAAAGTGAAGGCGAAGTTTTTGCCGGATGAAATACAAAGCCCAACAAAAATATTTTCGTCAAAAGCGAGAGCAAGGCTTCTGCATGAAGTGCTCTCGCCCGCTCTCAGAACGTTCTAAGTGGTTATGTGATTACCACTTAGAACAAAAAAAGGAAAAAATATTATCAAAAAAAGAAGGGTGGGATTTGCACTAATTGTTCAAATCCTGCCCTTCCAGGCAAAACAATTTGTTTTGCCTGCTTGGAACGGCTGAAAAAAATGAAGCCGACCGGCAGGCAAAATTGAGAAAATCCGGTCTCTGCGCCCAATGCGGCAAGAGACCGATAGCAAAAACTAGTAAATGGTATTGCCAAAGCTGTTTAGGGAAAATACGTAAGGCAATGAAAAAATACCAGTCTCGTCCCCGAACAGCAGAAGAAACGCGGCAATATCGTGACAAGAAAAAAGCGAATGGTATTTGCATGTACTGTACGCGCCCAATTTCTCCACGTAGTACATGTATGTGTGAATACCATTTAGAAAGAAACAGAAAAAAGGAGGATTAAAATGATTTACACTGTCATTTTCAAACGGAATGGCTCCACGGAAGGGTTGGAAAATCTCCGCTGCCCCGAATGCGGAGCCCCATTAGACATTTTGGAATTTGACCAGACCGACGGCGAATTCCACATCGGGTGTCCAGAAAACTTCGATCATCGAAGTTTCCGGATTAAGTCTGGCACATACCGTATGTTGCCAGACGGGGATACGGACTTCGTAGAATAGCCGAAACGCCCTTCAGGGCGTCCGGTGAGGTTGGCCGCCCACCGCTGATGAGGCAGGCCAAAATAAAAAAAAGGAGGGAAAAATTTGAAAACTAAACATATTTATATCAATGACAAATTGCATGTTATTTGCGGGCTTTGCGGTGTCACCATTGGAACTGCCTCCGCCGATTACGGAGGAACAGACGCATGTGAAGTCTGGGAGGTGGAGCGGTGGGAAGAACACGTCAGAGAATGTCCGACCCTCCGCGAAGATGCCCGCCATTTAGCAGCAGAAGCCAGAGCGTGGGGACATGAAAATATCACTGAGGAGGATTTTCTCTCCCAGTGGTAAGCTGAAAGACCGGAAATTAATTCCGGTTTTTTTTATACCTCCTCTATTGTCACTCTAAATGCTTTTCCTGCAAGCATTATCATTTTCATGGCTTCAGCCAAATCAGTCTTTGCTGAAAAGATTTTTATATAGCCCTGTTAAAGCGGGTTATTTTTTATTTAACCTGTCTAAAAATTTTCTAAGAATAAATAGAAAAATTCTTAGAAATCTGAGGGAACGTAAAAAAACAATAATAACTGCAGTCTTTTATTTTACAAGGTTTTTAGAAATTCAGAGAAAATTAGGAGAGATACGATGACAAATTCAAATCCTGTCGGCCCGACCATGCACAAACTCAATCCTGACGCGAAGTCAGGATTTTTCTTTTGCCTCTATCTAAGAAAAAATCTAAGAAAATCTGCAAATCCGCACCATGACTGAACTTAAAACGGTACATAAAAAATAAGAGCCTTTCGGCTCATTGAAGGGCTTGGTTCATTTTTTCCGTCGCATCTCTCAAGAATTCCACATCGTCGTCGTGGGTATATATTTGAGTGGCGGAAAGATCGGCGTGTCGGAGATAACGTTGGATAGTCCGTATGTCCACACCCATACTTCGGAGGAGAGTTGCCGCAGAATGCCGGAGGTCATGAACTCGGATTCTCGGCAGGCCGATTTCCCGAATTACCTTATTCATGACTTTCCGACGCAGGTATTCAAGGTTAACCGGCCCACCTTTTAAATTCTTAAATACAAAATCGAAATCCTCATACTCTTCGAGATACCCCGATTTTTCAAACATCTGGCGCTCTTTGACCCTTTTTAACTCCTTTATTAGTAAGTCGGTCATTAAAATTGGAGCTTTTGATGCTTTTGTTTTGGGATTCCCGATCTGTATTTTAGGATTCCCTTTTTCCTTCGCTTCCAGCTTCTGATTTACGTACAGAATTTTTTTCCTCAAATCAATGTCTTGCCACCTTAACCCTAATACTTCCCCGATCCTCATACCAGTAGTCATGGCGCAAAGGAAAACTGCATAGTATCGGTGATCCCGGAGGGCAGCGAGGAACCGTTTACACTGTTCAGCCGTCCAATATGCTGGGGCTCCCTTTTCGAGTTTCGGCGGAGTCAACCTTTTGCAGACATTTTCTTTAATTCCGGTGTCCCCATCCTTATATGCCAGGTTAAGCATGGCATTCAACACGTCATAAGTGCGACGCGCCTTATGCGGGCTGTCTTTCGATTCTATTAATTCCCGGACCATCTTAGCGGTCAGTTTCTGAATTTTTACATGACCCAAGTAATCTCGGATGTGGTTTCGATATATTTTTTCATACTCTTCTATCGTCCGCCGGCCAGCCGGTTTCGCCCGGTTTCGAAGATGATAAATCCACCGTTCGTAAATCTCGTTCACGGTGATCTTAGCCGGTTCCACCCATTCTCCGCGTTCTCGCTCGGCCCAGATAAGATTTTGTTCCTTTTTAGCTTCGGCTTTTGTTTTTGCCTTGAGAGCAAGCCACTTCTGACGGTATTTACCACCGCCTTCGTTGATACTTAAAACTAGATACCACTTACCATTCTTTTCGACCAGCGAGCCCTTACCGGCCACGAGATCACCACCTATTCATTATTTTAAAAGCCCGGAGACCGGGCTTAATTTACTCGTATAAGTTCCAAGTTGTTCCATCTGTATATGCAATCTGGTAAACCCATGGAAGGGCCTTTGTCACTCCTGTTGCCCAGTATAAGCTCCAAGTATGTACTGAGGAATTACCTGGTTGAATATATACATCAGAAGCTATCCCACTAAAAATATCCTCTCCTAAATAATCAACTCTTTCGTTGAAGTTATTCCACATTACTATATATACTCTAAAAGCATTTATTGTTTTGGAACCGTTATTTTGTACAGTTATTTTTATATCTTTACCACCTATTGAATCGGGAACTAATTCCCACCCCGTAATTATTAATGGAGTACTTTTAACTGTTATATTTACGGTTCCTGTCAGTACGCCAGATTTAGCACTAACTTGATAAACTCCTGATGTTGCCGGAGCCTTCCAAATTACAGTATCACCGGTTGTCTTATCAAAACTTCCTGCTGTTGCCGTCCATTGAGTATCGACGGAGTCAGTTTTTAACTCTGTTGCACCATTAACAGCGGCTATTTTATAGCCGGTTATTGTTACATTTCCCGTCGATGTCCCATCCGGTTCAGAATAACAACCAGCTAATATTACAAGCAGTAACAAAACGGTTAAACAATAGTTAAATTTTTTCAAAATAGTTCCCCCTCCCTTATTTTTATGCTTTATTATTAACGTTAAGCTTATGCAATCAATTAATTATTACTTTCATATTCGTCCCAGTGATTTAGTATACCATTAGTAAAATAAAGGGTGTAGCTATGATAATAACCACTATAAGAATAAAATGTTTCATATTGCCAAATTTGATAATTACCGCTGGTATACTTTGAATCTGGATTCCCCCAGCTTTCTAAAACTTGATCCATGGTCATTCCTACTCTTATTTTATGTTCCATAACTGCATTTATAATTTCCCTAGACCACCCTGTTTTAGCTAACTGTTCTTCTCTTTTCTTCCTTCTGTTTTTAAAAAGTGATGTCCAAGAAAGGTCGCAAGACCCTGCCAAATAAAATCCAGAATTATTATTACCTAAATAAAGAAATCCGGTTTCAATATTAGCAAACCAAGAATCACTTAGGTCATATATATAACCACAACCAAGCGAAAAACCATCTATAGGCCCTTCTCCCGTGGTACTTTCATAAGATGAAATAGATCCATTTAAAAAATAACCTCGCTTAATTTTATTTAAATAAATCTTCACTCCTATCCTAGTTGTTACTGTTTCCAGTTCTTTGTTAGAATCTTCAGTTATAAATGAGTCTGCAAAAAACCCCCAATCTCCATTTATATATTCAATTAATTTGATCCCGAGTCCTTTGCTGGAACAAGAGAGTCCCGACCTCCATTCGCTAGCGTTTGCCGGAGTTGATAATATGCACTTCATTATCAATACTACTAACATAATAATACTAGTACTGTAGTATCTTTTGATTCTATTCGTTTTAACACTCCTCCTTATTTCGATAATCTTTTACTTAAAAGGCCCTCCAGAATTATTCTTACAGTACCTCTTCCACCACCTCCTAATTTCGCGGGGTAAAAAGCGCTACTTTCCCCCAGCTGCTGCTTGTTCGTCGCGCTGCGCTATTAAATATTTTAAGAAAGACTTTACATACATTTTTTCTTTTTCCGTTAGTTCATTTAGTAATTTATGAGCTGTATTGGCATATTCGGGTTTATATCGATCATTAGTAACTCCTAATAAATAGTCTGTTGTTGTCTGAAATATCTTTGCAAATTCTACTAAAGACTTCAAATCAGGTTGGAGTGCACCTTTCTCATAATGGCTTATTGTTTGTTGGGCAAGATTAACCATTTTGCCCAGTTGTTCCTGAGTTAATCCTTTTTCAATTCGTAATAATTTTAATCTTTCTTTAAACATATCATATCATGCTCCCTCCTGAAAATACAAGAAATATTAGTAAGTATTATACTGGATTTATGAGTATATATAAATAAATTACTATAAAAAATATTGACATACTCTATTTTATTGTGTTATACTCAAAATAAAAGTTTATGGTAGGTGATTTTAATGAAGAGATACTCTTTAATTAATGCGCGGGGACGCCAATCCCAGGCAGATATTGCTAAAAAATGTGGTGTAGCACAACAAACATACAGTCACTGGGAAGTTGGGCGAACCACTCCCCCGATTAAAAAAATGTTATTTCTGGAAAAATTATTTGGTGTTCCTAAAGAAGTACTTTTTCCTGATGTATTTAACTCTGAAATAGAGTTTAATTTCAAAGGAGATGAATTAGGTGACTAACTTGACTTTAATCAAATCTGAAAACTTTGGGACGGTAAAGTGTGATTTTTACAGCGATGACAAGGAAATATGGATGACCAGGGAACAAATTGGGACAGCTTTGGAGTACTCAAATCCCGGTGATAGCATCAGAAAAATTCACGAACGCAACAAAGAACGATTAGATAAATTTTCAGTAACGGTCAAACTGTCCGGTACTGATGGGAAACTATATAACACTTATCTTTACAATGCCAAGGGTGTCTACGAGATCTGTCGCTGGTCGCGTCAACCCAAAGCGGACCAATTTTACGACTGGGTATATGAAATTTTAGAAGGTCTCCGTAAAGGCGAGGTTAAACTGATGATGGCTGAAAAATATAAAAAGCTTGAACTTGAAGCCCGTCTTAAAAATGCCCGTTCCCGCCAGGCGAACATACTCCTCAAGATCGCCAAAGATAACGATATCCCCAAGGAGTACAAACAAGTTCTATATTCCCACGCAAGCAAACTTATAGCCGGAAAACCATTACTCCCGCTACCAGAGACCGAAAAAACTTATTCCGCGGAAGACATCGCCAAAGAACTCGGCATCACTGCCAATATGGTCGGGCGGATCGCCAACCGGCACAACCTAAAATCGCCTGGATATGGCCTCTATGTTTGGGATAAGTCCCCAAACTCTCCAAAGCAAGTCCAAACGTGGCGGTATAACGAGGCCGGAAGAAAGGCTTTGTTAGATGTTTTTCGCAAGAAAATTATTTGAGGTGATACCATGCCGCGTAAAAAAAGAACTGAAAAACGAGATTTCCCAGAGGTTATGAACCTGGCGGAATTTATGGCCTACCTCCGAGTAGGCTATGGAACCGCCATAAAACTCCTGACAAGCGGGGAAATTCCTTGCAAACACTTTAACCGCGGGTGGCGGATCTACAAGCAAGATGTCATTGGTTGGGTGCGAAACGGGAAGCAGGAAGTCAACAGTGAAAACCTCCGGGCCTAATGCCCGGATGAACAAGCAGTGAAAGGAGGTGAAAAAGAGTGTCTGACATGAAAGTTTTTCAAATGGATGATTGTGCCTGGGTGGCAGCTCATTCGCTTGAAGAAGCGGCAGAATGGTACAAAAAAGAATGCGGTATTGACGATGAGGATATAGACCCGAAAGAGCACAAGCATCCTCAAATTCGTTCAATCACAACAAAAGACGGTGTTTTCATCTATCGAGATATGTTGCAGAAAAAAACTACTTTCCGCGAGGTAATCAAAAAAAGCAATATCGAGGGACCGTTTATTATCGCTTGTACAGAGTGGTGAAAGTGAACAAACAGAGAAAGGAGGTGAAAAAATGGATGCAATAAATGAGGCGAGCGAAGTCTTTCAGGATCAGATAGATGAGACTGTCGAGAGAGAAAACCTGCTAAAACTGGCTGAATTCTGCGCATATGAATTGACTGATCGTAACATTCTGGAAGCCCGCGCTATGGCGAGAAAAATTTTAAAAATAGAGAGAGGTGAAATAAATGAGAAGCATTCAGGACGTTGATTCCAATTATGTCTCTGAAGTCGCCTGGCTACTTCTCAGGCTTTGGAAAGATCTAAAAATGATAGAAGATAGAGAAGATTTCCAGCGCGAACAGCAGAGAACTTGCTCTTGGCTAAGAGCATTCAACGTCATGAATACGGCGATGTGTTCAAGTGTCGTTTCGTTCGGCACACACAGAAAAGTCCAAGGCGCCATAGATCGGACAATCAAAAGGATCGAAAATCTGCAGTATAGGGGGGTGAAAACTCTTGATTCAGCTTGAAAAGTGGGAGCGAAACATTATTGATACATATCCTCACAAGGATATCGTTCCTGAAACAACTTGGCAGAAAAAGAATTTCGCCCGGAATATTTGGATGACACGGTTGATCATAAAACTGCGGGCTGAGGGCCGGCATGCAGAGGCGGAATGTCGGCAGTTAGGTTGCCCCCATAAATGTGATGTATATTGGGGCAAAAAATGTTCGCGTTTCGGAGGGAGGAAAATCCCCCGAAATCTCATTGAAAACTTTATAAAGCCGGGGAAGGATTGAGGGGAAATCATTTTAGAAAAATGAAACGGGGGGTGACATAAAGTGAAAACAGTAACCCTAAAGGATGTAATGAACTGGAACCCGTGTTACATTGAAGAACGAATTAAAGAACTTTTCGCCGGACGCGAGACTTTAAGCGCAATAGAAATTCTTGATCTTGACATACCGGCGGAAGATCGAGTTTGGGCCCTGCTGCATAATGAATTTTTTAGCGAGCGGGAATTACAGGAATTAGCGTGTGACTTTGCTGAGAGCACATTGCATATATACGAAGAAAAATATCCAAATGACGACAGACCTCGTGTAGTAATAGAAACTGCACGGAGATATATACGAGGTCGAGCAACAAAAGAAGAATTAGACACAGTTAGATATGCAGCCCAAACCATACCCGATATTGCTAAAAGTATAATCATGACTGCAACTAGAATCGCAGTTAAAACCGAGGCCGAAACCATAGCCTGGACCGCAGCTAACCTCGCAGTTATACGGGTCGCAACCAAGAACGCTGAACGTGAAAAACAGCTTAATATTATACAAAAAAAATTAAGGAGTAACGTAAAGGGAAGGGAAAGAGTGAAAATGGTTTATAACGAGTTACTCCGATTATTGAAAAATCTTAGAATATTTATTAATGCAGGGTAATTAGAAGACGAATTAACGACTTTTGCAAACGATGAGAAATATGAACCAATCAAAACTATAGCGGACCTAAACGCAGCTATCGAAGACGAGATATCATACTGGGAGCCTTAAATAAAAAATGCCTCAAAAGAGGCCATAACAAAAATACTGACAATTCCATTATATACGGAGGTGGTTCATTTGTCCATAATCTTCCGAATACGAAAAGCTCGGGATCTACGGAAAGACCTGCGGACGCATGAATATTTGTTTTCGGTGGTGAGGAGATGAATGCCATTTTCAAAGAGATCCTGGTTCTTATAAGTATGACAGTTGCTGTATTTATGTGCTTACGTTGTTTAGATCGCTATTTAGATCGCTATTTAGATCGCTACCTGAGAGAGCTTTGTCCTCGGTGTGGGCGGGTGGTCAAGAGGGGCGAGGCCGGGCCGAATGGAGAGTGTAGGAAGTGTATGAAAGGAGAGGATGTACTTGACTGAGATTAGATTGATGAGCCTTAAATACCGAAACTTTAAAGGTCTTCGTGACTTTGAACTCCGTCCCGAAGGCAAAAACGCCAATGTCCGCGGCGACAATGCAACGTACAAAACAACCCTGGCGGACGGTTGGTCATGGCTTCTGTTTGACAAAGACAGCCGAGGAGTCAAGGAATTCCCGATCAAAACTCTTGATGAAAATAATGAGCCAATTCATGGCCTGGAGCATGAGGTCGAGGGAGTTATTTCAATCAATGAAAAGCAGATGACATTGAAAAAAGTCTTTTCCGAGAAATGGACCAAAAAGCGCGGACAAGCTAAAGCCGTTTTCACCGGCCATACAACAAACTATTACATCAACGATGTCCCAGTGAAGAAAGGCGAGTATGAAGCCCGGATCGCGGAACTGATTGACGAGAAGGTCTTTATGCTGTTAACTTCGCCGACGTATTTCAACGAACAGCTTCACTGGACAGAGCGGCGGAAAACGCTTCTCAGGATCTGCGGTGATGTATCGAATGAGGAGGTTATGTATGCTAACGAAGAACTCCGGAACCTGGCTAAAATCCTGGGTGACCGGGACATAGATGAGCACCGAAAACTCATCGCCAGCAAGAAGAAGAAAATCAATGATGAACTTGAGAAAATCCCGACCCGGATTGATGAAGTGGAGCGGAACCTGCCGGACATCAGCGGAATCGTTCCGGACAAGCTCTCTGAAGATATTCAGAAACTGAAAAATGAAATAAACAAGAAGCAAGCCGAATTAAGCCGGATAGAAAACGGTGGGGAGATTGCGGAAAAGACAAAACAACTTCGGCAGGTTGAAAGCGAACTACTTCAAATTGAGAATGAATTCCGAGCCAATATTGAGACGCAAGCCACCAGCAAACGCAGAAAGATTATGGAATTACAAGACAAAATAGCGGAATTGCGGCCAAAAGCGAACCCGCCGATGATGAGCTTAGAATCACTTGAAAAAGAGATCCAACGGCTCCGCGACAAATGGCATGAAGTCAACTCCCGCGAATTCTCCGCACCCGATACTTGCCCAACCTGCGGACAGGTATTACCGGCAGAAAAAATCGAGGAAGCCAGAACTAATTTCAGCCGCCAGAAGGCAGAAGAACTTGAACGAATCAATGCAGAAGGGCAAGAAAAAAGGTCCGCTCTCGAGCGCGCCAAAGCCGAGAACAAAAAACAATCTAAACAAGCCAAAGAAACACGCCAAGAAATTCAGAAATTTGAGACTCAGATCGCACAAATCAAAGCAGAAATCGACCAACTTTGCGCTGGCGATATCAAGACCCCGGCGTATATGACCAAGTCGAAAGAGAAAGCGACTTTGGAGGCAGCTATCACCGATTTAAAAGCCGGGAGCCAGGAGACTGTCGCAAAGCTCCAGGAGGAGATTGGACATTTTGAAACGGCTCTGGAGACCCTCGAAGAATCCAAACAAAAGATGAATCAATACCGCCAAGGGCAGACCCGGATCAAAGAGCTTGAGGCGCAGGAAAAGCAGCTTGCCAAGGAATATGAGAAGCTGGAACATGAGCTTTATCTCACCGAAGAATTTATCCGAACCAAGGTCAATCTGCTGGAGGGAAAAATCAATTCCCGGTTCAAGCTGGCTAAATTCAAGCTCTTTAACCAGCTTGTCAATGGCGGGGTGGAGGAATGCTGTGAGACATTATATAATGGCGTTCCATATTCATCTGGTCTCAATTCCGGGCACCGGATCATCGTGGGACTGGACATTATTAATACTCTTTCGGAGCATTACGGTTTTTGGGCGCCGATATTCATCGATAATGCCGAATCGGTGACCACCTTACCGATAATGAAAGCCCAAGTTATCAGGTTAATCAAACCGGAGATTGAGACGGAAAATGACCGGAAAAAATACAATAAATTAAACGTGGAGGTGTGCCAATAATGGCAAGTTCGAAAAATAAAAATCAAATAACGATATCCTCTGTTAATAAACTTAAAGCAGTCCTCAATGCCGAGAGCGTACAACAGCAATTTAAAAATGCTCTCCAGGAAAATACCGGGGCATTCGTGGCCTCTATCATTGACCTTTATAGCAGCGATACTTATCTCCAGAAGTGTGATCCGAATCAGGTCGTCATGGAAGCACTTAAAGCTGCCACTTTGAAACTCCCTATTAACAAACAGCTTGGATTTGCCTGGATTGTACCATACAAGAAAAACAACGTCCCAATTCCGCAATTCCAAATCGGTTACAAAGGATATATACAGTTGGCTATGAGAACCGGACAGTATCGGTATATCAACGCTGGTATAATCCAAGAGGGAGTTGGAGTCAATAGAGATATTCTGACCGGTAGGATTGAGTTTTCAGGCGAACCGACCAGCGATAAACCCCAAGGATACTTTGCATATATGGAACTCTTGAATGGGTTTTCAAAGACGGTGTATATGACTAAGGATGAGGTCCTGGCACATGCCAAACGGTATAGCCCATCATTCAAGAGCAATTCCTCAGCTTGGAAAACAAACTTTGATGAGATGGCACAAAAAACTGTAATTCGAAAACTCCTGTCTCACTACGGATTCCTCTCAACCGAAATGATGACCGCCCTTACTAATGACGGAGACTTCAACGAGGAAAGCGGGGTGGCCGAGGAGATCGAAGCCAACGCCAATTCTGAAACAATCGATATCGAGGCCGAGGTTCAAGAAGAGGAATCCGCCGAGGAATTCAAGCTTGAACCAAAAAAAGAGGAGAAAGAAGGTCCGGGTTTTTGATTGGGATTCGGGCCCTGGCCTCCGGGAGTGCGGGGAATTGCTATCACGTGACTGATGGCAAGACCCCGCTCCTTCTGGAGTGCGGGATACGGTTTGATGGGATTCGAAGGAAGTTGAATTTTCAGATGTCAGATATAATTGGGTGCCTCATATCTCATGAACATAACGATCACAGTATGGAATTCTTTAAATTAGCCAAATATGGAATCGATATTTACATGAGTGAAGGAACCAGAGAGGCATTAGGCATTCCTATTTTCCACCGGATAAAGGTTGTAAAGCCCAAAGAACAATTCAAAATCGGTACCTGGACCATTCTCCCATTCGATGTTCAGCACGATGCCGCGGAACCTCTGGGGTTCCTACTGGCAAACAGAACCGGCGAAAAGCTCTTATATGCGACTGATACATATTATATTCGGTATCGATTCAACAGATTAAGCCATATCATGGTCGAATGCAACCATTCTTACGACATTCTTGACCGCAACGTCGAATCGGGAGTGATACCAATGGCTATGAAAAACCGGCTTATTCAATCGCATTTCAGTCTAGAGAACGTAAAAGAATTTCTCCGGGCTAATGACCTGAGCCAGGTGGAGGAGATATGGCTTCTGCATCTCTCTGATGAGAATAGTGACGCTGAGAGGTTTAAGCGGGAGATTCAGGAACTTACGGGTAAACCTGTGTATATTCCATAAATCGCAGGTAGGGGGGTATTAATTTATCCATTACCATACTCCCCCTATCGTATAAACCCAGTATATTCCCGATACCCTTCCTTAAATGAGATACATTCACTTAATAAAAAAATAAGTTTTTAGGAGAGAAGGCTGAATGTCGGAAATTAAATGGATAAAAATTACCACCTCTATGTTTGATGACGAAAAAATCGACTACATCGAAAGCCTTCCTGACGGCGATACAATCCTCGTGATTTGGATAAAACTTTTAACCCTTGCCGGGAAGTGTAATGCCGGTGGATATATTCTCCTAACTGAAAATATTCCGTACACAGAGGAAATGCTTGCTCATAAATTCCGCCGGCCTATAAATACCGTTAAGTTGGCATTAGCTACCTTTGAAAAACTCAAAATGATTGAACGTATTGCCGGAGCCATATTTATAACTAATTGGGAAAAGCACCAGAGTATTGAGGGGATGGAACGGATTCGCGAACAAACCAGGCTCAGGGTTCAGAGGTACAGAGAACGTCAAAAACTTCCTGATGGTAACGTTACATGTAACGTTACAGGTAACGCTGATGTAACGCAATGTAACGCATTAGATCTAGATATAGATCTAAGAAATAATATATGTGTGCATGGTGATGAACAAAAAGAAAAAAGCAACTCAAAAAGTGACGAATACACCGAAAAGTTTCAGGAGTTTTGGAAGGTATACCCCAGAAAAAAAGAAAAGAAACGGGCTTTTAGATGTTGGAAAACAAGGCTAAAAGAAGATTTTAAGTCCGAAGACTTGATTAATGCAGCTAAAAATTATGCAGCGTATTGTCAGAAAGAAAAGATTGAAGAGAGGTTTATAAAACACGCTGCCACATTCCTTGGTCCAGATAAACCTTTTGAGGAGTATATCAACCAAATAAATGAACCAGACCCCACTGCCGCAACCCTCGAATTCTACGGAAAAATGGGGTGATTGAATGATTGAAAAAGTACCACCACATAACGATCAAGCTGAAGAAGCTGTCATTGGATCCTGTCTCATTGGCGGGCTGGCTGTAGTCAATGAAGCAAGAGAAATTATTTTCCCCTACGACTTCTACGACGAAAAGCGCCGGCTGATATGGGACGCAATCGTCAAAATGTCAAACGATAGAACTCCAATCGATTTTATCACAGTCAAAGAAAAGCTCAAAAACGAACTGGAGAAAATAGGCGGCGATGCTTATATCCTACACCTGGCCAGTGTGGTCCCGACCGCAGCCCACATCAAACATTATGCAGAGATAGTTAGAAAGAAAAGCCTTGCACGTCAAAAAATCCGCCAGTGTTTCGAGACAGCAGAAAAACTTTATGACGATGAGGATCCGGTTGAGGTTATATCTCAAGGAATGATCCAGGATTCAAAACTTATTGCCGACAAGACGAAGTCAGAAATTATCCACGTTAGGCAAAAAGTTTTTGAGGTTTACGGGAGTTTGGAGGATCGTAAAGAGACAAACGGAATCATCGGGATCCCGACCGGTTATAGTGATCTTGACCGAAAAATCGGCGGTCTACGGAAGGGAAATTTACATATCCTGGCCGCGCGGCCGTCGATGGGAAAGACTACCCTAGCTCTAAATGTTGCCAAATATACAGCTCTGAAGGAGCGGATTCCGACCATCTTCGTATCACTGGAAATGACCAACGATCAGTTGGTTGAGAAACTGATCACCGAAGACGCCGGTTTAGATTCTCAACTTCTGCAAAATACTACAAAGCTAACTGATCAGGATTGGCGACATATCACCCGCTCCTGCGGACGGATTGCCGAATCGAGTTTATATCTTGACGATAGCCACCGGATCCGCGCTTCAGATTTGGCAGTTAGGCTCCGGCGATTCACCGCATTACATCAGATCGGCCTTGTGATAGTGGACTACATTCAGATTATGGCGCCCGAGAGACATGCTGACCGGAATAAAGAGGTATCCGAAACCTCCGGAATCCTTCAGGGGCTAGCAAAAGAACTTAATATCCCAATTCTGGCTCTCTCCCAATTATCCCGGGATGTTGAAAATCGAAATAACAAAATCCCGAAGCTGGCCGACCTTCGGGATTCTGGAACTCTGGAACAGGATGCTTCAACTGTGATGTTTCTCTATCGTGAGGATTATTACAACCCGCCGAAGGAACCGGTTGACCCGTCGCTTGTAAATCTTATCATCGCAAAGAATCGATTCGGGCCACTGGGGAGAGTAGACTTTCAATTTTTCAAATCAAAGTCAAGGTTCGCCTTGGCTGCAAGGAGGAATGAATCATGAGCGCAACCAACCGCGGAGCAATTCGGCGAAAGAGTGATTTTTGTGACTAACCATATCTTCTACCTCGGCGATGTAATAAACTGTCTCCGCATCATACCTGAAAAATCTGTTCATACTGTTGTAACTTCCCCACCTTACTGGGGACTTCGGGATTATGGTGTCGATGGACAGATCGGGCTTGAGAAAACGCCGGAGGAGTACATCAAAAAGTTGGTTCGGGTATTCCAGGAAGTTTGGCGGGTGCTCAGAGATGATGGGACGTTGTGGCTGAATTTGGGGGATTCATTTTCTAGTGGGGGTATAATGTCTAATCTTTGTAATTGCCTGCAACGCTTGATTAAAGGCGGCATTTTGTTCATCGGTAGCTGCAACACGTTGGCTATATCCTCCAAGAGTGAGAATGTATTGAGTTTTGACAACATTACGCCAAATAATAAATTCCGATGCCTTCTTGGTGTGAAGCGGATACTTTTCAAAAAGCGGGACGATAATTTCTGCCAAGCCCTTAATCTTCTCGACACGAAATGTAACATTTGGGTTAGTTCTGCCGTGTCCTTTGTTATGGTAGATAATGCCACACTTGAGATTATCGTAAATGAATTGAATGGTATCCGTGTCATCGTCGCGGATGATAATTTGCAACCATGCCCGGCGTTCAACATATTTACCTGTTCGACGTCTGCGACTAAAAATTTCAAAGTTTCCTTCACCGTCAACGAACCCACTAAACCAATATCCGAAACTATCACTCACATTCAAACGGTTAGGAATACCGTCGCGCTCAATTCGTCTAGCAAAAGCGTCTTGCAAGTTGATGCGATAGACAAGCCGATTGCGCTCACTGACACTCTTTTGTCGAACACCGAGGGCTTGCGCGATTTCAGCGTAACTAAAGCCAGCAAGAAGCATTTCGCGCTCACGTTGATGCAGGGGGCTATTGAGATTGCTTTTAGAAGTGTAGGACATCTTTTCATCTCCAATCGTTTTGGTAGTTTTATACATTACTTAGAATTATACGATAAAGCCTACCGAATGTCAAATACATTAAGGCAGAAACAGGAAATTGGTGTACCTGACTTGGTAAAACGAGCACTAATGGGAGATGGATGGATCTGTAGGTCAACAATCATCTGGTTTAAGCCCAATCCTATGCCGGAAAGCATAACAGACAGGCCAACAAAGGCACATGAGTATATTTTTCTGCTTACGAAGTCGACAAAATATTATTACGACAACGAAGCCATTAAAGAAGAGGCAATTAATCAAGCAGAAAACAGAGCCTGTTCTTTTGCCCGTGATGTATCAGAATCACCACCACCCAGGCAAATTTCACAACACAGAGGAGGTCGAAGGAATATTAGTTATATTGGCAAGCGCAATAAAAGAACCGTCTGGGAAATTCCTCCCTATCCCTGCCCGGAAGCACATTTCGCAACGTTCCCGCCTGATCTAGTCAGGCCTTGCATCCAAGCGGGAACGTCGGAAAAAGGTTGTTGCCCGAGGTGCGGGGCGCCGTGGGAGCGAGTGAAAGAGCCATCAGAAAGTTATAAAAAATATCTTGGAAAAAGTTATCACGACCATTCAGATGACCTTGGTAAAGGAATGAGTCAAAAAGGAAATAAAAAATCTGTAAGCGCTGAATACCTAACAACCGGCTGGCACTCGACTTGCGACTGCGGAGAAGAGCCAATCCCCTGTACAGTTCTTGACCCTTTCGGCGGCTCTGGGACTGTTACAATGGTAGCCGCACAAGAAGGTAGGAACTCAATATATATTGATTTAAACCGCGAATATCTTAATATAGCTCTCCGTCGGAATGGATTTGACGGAAGCAAATTAATATTTGATACCTTTGAAGTAAAGGAGGTCGGATCATGAACGTTTTAAAATCCCTTATCCTCACTGCTCTGATCGTTGCCTGTGTCGTCTGCTACTGCCAATTTCAAAAAATAGCAGATCTCAAAGCTGAGATAGATTGGTGAGAGGTTGGCGATCCAGGTTACATATGGTCGGTTTAAAATCCTTCGGCCAACCGGTGATTTCCGGAACTTAGATCAGGTTTTCGAGGTAGGAATCCAATTTTTAAAATATTGTTATGACAAAGCAAACGGCGACTATCTGACCGCCTTGGCCTTCTACAATGCGGGTCCCGGCACAAAGTCCGGAGCTAGCGAAGAAAAAAGCATGGAGACACCTTCGGCGGGTGCAGACGGTGCAGAGAGGGCTTGAGATGTTGGGGGTGGCGGTGTGAATCTCCCGATGAACCTTCCGGAGTGTCCAGCCGGTCATGGACAAATGACACTTCGGCCCGAAGAAAAAAATGACTCCGGAACAAAATGGCGCGGTGTTTGGTATGACTGCGTAGAACCGGGATTCCGGCCCCTTGGGAGGTGAGGAAGTGAAACATATCGTTCAATTCTCCGGTGGTGTCGGGAGTGCATATGCGGCATATTTGGTCATAAAAAAGTATAGCAAGCAAGATGTAATACTTCTTTACCATGATGTTCCAGAGGGACAACATCCCGACACATATACATTTCTTGATGACCTATCTAATTTCTTAGATGTACCAATTACCGAAGTCTCAGACGGCAGAACATTATGGGAAGTTATTAAAGCACATAATTGTTTACCTAGTTCACGAATTCCATTTTGTAATGAAGATTTTAAACTTAAACCAGCCGCGAAATTTTATAAACAATTAAACGAAGAATACCAGTTATATGTCGGGGTATGATATTGAGGAATACAGACGAATCATACGGGCACAGGCTTTAGGATCAACAGCCAAATATCCACTAATTGAAACGCGAATAACAAGCAGAGAAATAAAACGTATTATTGCCAATGAATGGGGCATTAAACTTCCGGAGCCATACAAGTATTTTAAACACAATAATTGTATCCCATGTTTCAAAGCCGGGAAACGGGATTGGTATAAAGTATGGAGATATTATCCCGAACGGTTTTATAAAGCTAAAGAAATGGAAGAACTAATTGGAAAGACGGTATTTAAAGACACTAGCCTGACGGAATTGGAAGTTAAATGGAAACGGATGGAAAACCTCAGTTTTGAAAGGATGATTCAAAATGAAATTCCTTAAACGCATGTTCGGCAGGCGATGCTACGAAATAAAATCCCTTGGTATGAGAATAAAGTTTAGACCGGTAAGGATAAGGGGGTGATGAAATGAATGCTTATGTTGGTCGCTGTAAATGTGGCGCAATCAGAATGGCAGTTGTAGATGAACCGGATAACCCCGCTTTTACTGCGCAATATGTAGCAGAAATTATTAAAAGAGGTTACAAACTAGAACATATACCTGAGGAGCAAGTTCGCACAGATAATAGGACATGTAAATGCAAAAAAAGGAAGTGATGAAATGAGAATGTCCTATATAGGTCGTTGCAAATGCGGCTCTATTTTGATGGTGGTGGCAGATGATCCTGATAATCGGGAGTTTACCGCCCGACATGTGGCGAAGATTATAAAAAGTGGGCTTAAATTGGAGCATATTCCAAGAGAACAAATATTACAGAGCGACTAGGAATGCAAATGCAAAAGGCAAGGAGAGGAAGAAAATGGATATAAAGAGACTGAGGGCATTATGCGAAGCTGCTACGCCAGGACCGTGGGATGCTACATCTTTCCCGTCAAGGATTGTCACTCAAGACGGGACAATGATCGTAGATTTTATTCCAATGACAGATGATGCAAAATTTATTGCTATTGCCCGTACTGCTTTACCGAAAGCTCTTGATGAGATTGAACAGTTACAGAAAGAAAGGGATGAGGCGATCCGTTGTCGAGATGAAATGACAGCATACCTTGCCAGATTAATATATATGGTCACAAGTAGCCAAATTGGACATATAGGTGATCATAAAGTTTATGTATCACATATTGACGTGAAGGCCGTTGATGATATTTTGAAGACTGCATTAAAAAGAGTTAAGGAAATAGCAGCCACGGGACCGATTGGTGAGCGGATTGGTGATGCGATCAATTACCTGGCGCTGATAGATGGGATTATTGAGGAGGCAAGGGGTGAAGAAGGATGAATGTGTTCTTAGGGATATTCCATATCATGTTGGTCCAATTTTTTCTATGTATTTTTATTAAAACAATAAAGGCCAAAAATTACAGAGTTATATTGTTTAGTGGTTTTCTTTTGGTATGTGAGATATTAACGGTGTTATACTTTCTTATTTTGGCTTATCCGGAGGTGACGAGATGAAACTCGGCGATAAAGTGAGATTTAGTAAGGAGTTAGTGAAGCGGAAAAGCGGCAGAAAACAACGGGGTTGGGTTGAATGGCGACATGGGGACAAATTGGCAGGAGTTATCTGTGGAGTGCGGACAATCTGGAAAGATGGAGAATGGGTTGATAATCATACTTTCTGCCCGGAACATCCTCAAAAAGTCTACCTTGTTGCCACTGATCTGCACGGTTTTCATCGAGTGCCGAAGGAGTGGTTGGAAAGGGCGCCTGGCGATGAAGATAAGATGCCTGTTATAAGAAATTGTTTAAACTGTAAATACCAGTACCAAAGCGGCGCCGAAGAGCCTTGTCATGATTGTTATGATGGCGAAAAATGGAAATGGAAAAATGAAAGTTGAAATCACCCTTCCAGGCAGGCCCATGTCCAAGAAAAATCACCAACAAATCTGGCGAAACCGGAAAACAGGAAAACCTTTTGTCGTGCAGTCAGAGCAGTATCAAAACTATGAGACAGAATGTCTCTGGCATCTGAAAAAGTATCGCGGCCCATGTTTCACTGGGCCGGTTAGGTTAAAATGCGAATATTGGATGCCGACGAGGCAAAAACCGGATCTGGTGGGACTGATACAGGCGACACAGGATATACTCCAAAAGGCCGGGATTATACGAGATGATCAGGATGTAATGAGATTGGATGGTTCAAAAATTGTGGGGGTTGATCGAGAGAATCCTCGGGTAGAAATTGAGATTATTAAGATTGAGGGATTGAGGGAAAATGCCAAGCACAAAACAGCTAATCATAGAAGAAATCTTTAAAAAAATAGGCCGTAAACCACCCCGGCCATACCGCGGTGGGGTATATAATCCAACGATTGATGACTATAAAGCGATTTTAAGGCACATGGAAACGCAAGAGATCAAGCTGAAGGAAAAAGGACAGGTGATGGAAATTGAGCGAAAAACCAAAAATTAAACTTCCTCATCATGTGAAAGTTTTTATAGAAAATGAGCTCCGGGAATATAAAATTAAAAAAGCGCAGCTTAAACAGCTTAAGCAGGATAGACAAGATATATATTATAAGTCACGACAGGCTGTTAATATTTCGGTACAATCTGGTGAACCGGGAGATCCCACCAGTGCAGCGGGAATACTGGCTGAGCGGACGGATCAGAAAATAAAAGACTTGGAATTTTGGATCGGACGCATAGATTCAGGGTTGGCGGCCTGTACAGAACGGGAAAGAAAATTAATTGAAACGCGGTATTTCAATCCGGCAGAACCGACTGATGAGGAAGTGATGGTCTATTTAGGGTTTGGATACCGTAACGATTATTTTGATACTAAATTTCGAGCATTAGGCAGAATTGCAAAAATGTATGAATTGATTTGAGGTGGGAATATGGTTTGCTCTGTTGATTTTTTGTATTGTGCAGCGATGCGGAAGCCCAACATAGAAACACCGAGTGGGAAAACAGTCCATTATGATCCTGCGCCGGAGGGAAAACTATCTGGGCAATGTTGGCTTTGCGGATGTCGTCCTGAAACAGGCCACCCGAAAAAGAAAATCATTAAACCGACATTTACCGATCATGATCTGGCGAAAATCCCGTGGTCAGAGATGGTTTGCGAACACTGCATATGGGCTCTGTCGTATAGGGAATTGAGAAATTATTCTCTGCTGGCGACAGGGAACGGGTTATATCACCTGTCACGACTGCAAATTCGCGAAACGTTGTTGCAACCACCCAAACCACCGTTTTTAATGACGGTAGCGGAGTCGGGGCAAAGGTGGCTGCATTTCAAGGCGAAGGTTAATTTGTCGAATCAGAAATTTACTGTCAGGATGGATAATTATGACGTTATGGTGGTGCCTGGACGATTTAAAGACCTGCTTAATATCATTGAGTCGTTATATCAGGTATTTACAAAAAAGGAAATAGAAACAGGACAATATCAGAGCCACCGAATCCGGGAATTCGGTTTGGAACGTTGGGAACAACTTGAAAAAACCATAGCGCCGGTACGGAGAAGCAGCTTATTTCAATTAGCGCTATTTATAGCGCAGCGGGAGGAAAAATGATAGCCGGAAAATATTTTGTGACTCCGCACGCAGTTAGGCAATTTACAAAGCATATGGCTTGGAATCTCACTTACCAATAGTGACAATATTAAAGAGCGGGAAGGGGCGCAAAATGCAAAAAATAAGCGACGCAAAACGACAGAAGATTATTCTTTTGATTCAAGGCGGGAAAACTATCCGTCAAACAGCTTCAGTGCTTAATATCTCTCATACCACTGTTGAACGATACCTAAAAAAAGCAGGCATTATCCGCCGGCCCGTCCGCCGATGGACAGAGCTGGAAAAAGAAATTGCGATCAAGTTATACTCAATGGGTAAAAGTTATGATTACATAGCCAGGAGGCTTAATCGTAGCCAGAATGCGGTGGAAATATTTTTTAGTCGACGGAGGGCAGCGATCCGCGGTGATCCAGAAAAACAGCAGGTTTTGAAAGTGCTGTCTTTTTGTATGAATCCTGCGCGGATCCTTAAAATAGCACGTAAAACGGGATTTTTAAATGAGATTAAAAGGCGAGAGGAGGAAATTTGATGTATTACGGATTCGAGACGAATTCAGAAGACGCGGCTATCGGGGCTTTAATTATATACGGCATTTACAGAAGCCGTGACATGAAACGTTTTAAAGTAACCCCTGACATGTGGGGAATTATTGAGAGGGCTTGCAAGAGCAGCGCAAAGCGGGCGTTAGATCTACATGATTTCATCGAAAAACTCAAACCCCGGCTGATGTGCTCTACTCTGAAACCCAAGTGGATGGCGACTGACCCGGAAACAATAACAATGGCGGTCGATAGAGAAACCGGCGAGCTGATTCAAAAACAAGACAAAGGCCGTCGGCAATTTTGGGTTGGGATTCTGGAGCAAGTGAACCATGGACCGATTCTGGAGATTTTATATCAAAAAACATCATGGGTAATTGCGTTAGTCCGCGACCGGCTTGAAAGAGAAAAACCGCTTGAGGTCAGTGGAATTATCAAAGAAGACGAGGAGGAGATTATTTATGAACGGTAGAATAGAAACGGTTTTTACACTATTAAGTCCCTTATCGCATATTGGGGAGAGTATCGGACCGAATTCATACTTGTCAACCCAGGACATTCTGGACGCGGAGGGAAATATCGCTCAGGTATTCGTATACTCCGGGAACGCTCTGCGTGGCGTGTGGCGGGATTCGGGAGCCCGGTACATGCTGGACAAATTAGGGAGCGGTGTAACGTTACAGATTCCGCTTGAGATGTTTTATCTGTTTTTCTCAGGTGGAGCAATCGGTGGCGATCAGTCAATCGATATTGATCAGGCACGGCGGATAAGGGAGCAAATACCCCACCTGTCAGTGTTCGGCGGTGGAGTCGGAAACATGCTGTTGCCCGGGAAATTGGCTGTTGGTGAGGGGTTGCCGGTGTGCAGAGAGCTGGCGCATATTATACCACAGGAGGTTCCCGGGAACCGGAAATTATCATGGCGGCAAATGACAACGGAAATTAGTTATAGCCGGAAGGACGATGCGAAAGATGATCTGCTCCGGCCATATCTCCAGAGCGATGACACTCCGAAACTTACCGGCGGACAAGCCGCCTTGATGCTTGACTCAGGAGACGAGAAGAAAGAGAAGAAGAAAGATAGACCAGAGCAGATGCGGTACATGATTGAGGTATTATGCCGGGGTTCTGTGTTATGGCAGGAAACCGTCTTTCAGGATATGACCGAAATTGAGCTCGGCGCCTTCGTGGCAGCAATCGTTGAATGGTCCAAGCAGCCATACATCGGCGGACAGGCACGGATCGGAATGGGAAAAGTAAAAGTCGATATGCAAATTGAGCTATTCGGCGAAGGAAAAGAACCGTTTTTGAGTGTGGCTGACGGAAAATGTTTTCTCGCTGAATCGGCGAAGGACGCGAAGGTGAAATATGATGAGTTTCTCAACCGATACGCTGGGTATCTGGAGGAAAAACGAGACTCGTTAATTCGCGCCATAGGAGGATGAATATGCAACCACTGAAAATTACTGCATATATGCAGACTGGGAAAATAGCAACATATGATCTTTTTCTGCCTCTCGACTCAATTCTGGCTGAGGTTTGGATTAGATTGAATCACCCTGAAGCTATGATTGCTTCTCAAAGCAGTATTATGCCGGAAAATTTAATAGTCCCTGATTTACCGCTTGAAAAACGAGGCGAAGATGATGACTGGTATTGGGCTTGTTCGTTTGCCTGCGGAAAACCGCAACGCGAAGAGATAGTGCACTGGCATAAAAGATTGGATTTTGATGACGCGCAGAAATACATTGACTTCGGCAAAAAACGCGGAAAGGTCAATGTTAAGTCAGGTCAATATAAAAACTATCGAATGCCGCTGGTGACATATCTTATGCCAAAGCTGGAATGGTATGCAGTAGGAGAAAAAAACAAAATAGAAATATTGCTAAAATACGTGACTCACATCGGTAAAAAACGTAGCCAGGGGTTTGGACGAGTGGTACGTTGGACAGTCGGGGAGTGGCCGGAGGATCTTTCTTACCTCCGGGCCATTCCCGATGAAAACGGAGATGTTGAAATGGGTATTCGTTCACCATATTGGCTTGCGTGGCAGTGGACGAGAGTATTAATACCAAACGATCGGAGGTTAGCATGCAATGCAAATCAAACAGTTTAAATTAGGTATTAGTGCAGCCGCTTCCTGGGCCTGGGGAGTTAGTTTGGGCGTGAGCTTTAGTATTTTAAAAACTATGGGCTTACATTCTTTTCTGCCATGGGCGGTATGTAACATTTTATCACTATTTATTTATGGGGCGTTCGTAAGAAAATATCCGGGTTATATCAAATTAAAGAATAGTATATTTATCAAATTAGCTATGATTGGGATACAAATATTTTGTATATGGATTAATATTAGGATCATGGCAACTTATATTGGCAACGGATGGGCAACTACTGTCGCGACCATAATATTTCTTCTGACATATAAATATAAATTTAAGTTTTCTGTTGAAAGTGATCAATGGCAATATTTAGCTATGGTTGGTGGATTGGTGCTTGTTATTTTGACAGGCAAATTTAATCTTAATGTTTTAAATTATCAGCCGGTTAATGTTAGCTGGGTTGTATCTGCTTGTATAGGATTGATGGCCGGGCCATTTCTCGACGGCCAGCAATTTCAACGTGCAGAAAGGATTAAAGGTGTCAATCCGTGGCTTTTGGCATCTTTGGCTTTTGGCCTATATTTAAGCCTGGTATTTTTCGCCTTTCTATCTCAAGGCGCAATTTCACAAATATTATTTGCGATTATAATCATAGCCGTGGCAACGTCGACACTCGATTCATGTATTGCGGCATTGCAAGATCTATCTGGTGACATATTGGCAGTTGTTATATCCGTTGCCGCATTATTTTCATGGCCATTATTTGCAACTAAAACAGCGACGCAGATATGGACATGGTATGCGACGGCGCGGATATTTATTGTTATGCCGATGATTCTTTACACTGTCTGGGGGTATAGGAGATGGAACAATGGCAAAAAGATCAGTATTTTATGACAGCGTTATTACCAAGATTTAAGCGCCGCTTGGAAGAAGCGCAAAATGCGCTTAAACAAGCGATTAAAACATGCCGAAATCCAGCAGTTAGTTTTAGTTTTGGCAAAGATAGTCTTGTTTGTGTGGATATTGCAAGGCAGATTAAGCCGGATATATTGATTATAAATATCGATCGGGGTCAAGGCGGAGATTTAGAAGAAGCTGTTGAAATGTATGATAATTATGCGCAAAAGTATAAATTGAATTATCATCGAGTTAAAACGCCGAAAGAAATTTTTGAAATATATCGGGAAGCAGGCGGGTTAAGTAATATCAAACGTGAAATTTTAAAAAATAATTTAATGGCCGGTATAAAGAAAGCAATTAACGAATTTGATATAGATTGTTTAATATTTGGTTTACGAGGAGAGGAAAGTTTAGGCCGAAAATACAGTGGTAAATATGGATTGTTTTATTTTTCAAAGACGGAGGAAATATGGAAATGCCGACCGGTTTTTGGTTGGAAAGGGGAGGATGTCTGGGCATACATAATATCTCTATTTTCCCCGAAGTATCGATGTTTTGTTAAAAAAATCACGTTCCATACAAATTCAATACTACAGAGGGTATGTTTCTGTGCTATAGTGGTATCAGAGAGAGCTATCCGAAAAGGATGGTAAAAATCAGGTTATCTGTTTTTCCATACAGGGAGCTCCCCACTCCTCCGCTTAAAAATATTTTAAAAGGAAATAGCAGTAATGAAAATAAAAATTGATTGTATTATTAAATTCCCCAAAGAAATAAATACTGCACGAATTATGAGTGCTATTATAGACGGGATTCGAATGATGCCGGAGGGAAAGCAGATTCAAGTTGAGGAAATAAAATTTAATTCAGAAAAATAACATATTAGGGAACATTAAAAATGAGTTTATTTCATGATTTTAAAGTACGTGTTAGAAAACGAGAAATAGTTGACTATATTGTTCCAGAGCGTCTTGTTGATGCCAGACAAGCCAGGGGTTTAACTTTGGAAGAAGCTGCTGAACAATTAGGAATTGATTTAGGTACATTATGCATGTACGAAAATGGGCATTGGGAAATTCCGAAAGAAATTTTATTTAAATTAATGAGTGTATATAAGTTTCCGGCAGGTTATTTTTATGTGGCAATTTGGGAGCGAGTATAATAGGATGTGTGAAAACCGGGTGACCACAATGCTTACGGGTTGATTTGTGGATGAACCGGTGGGTCTGCATGAAGATTAAACCCGATGCAATGCAGGAGGCCGCAGGAGAAAGCGGTAAAAATTTATTTTTTTTAGAGGGAGGAGAAAAAAGAAGTGATTTTAATTGACACTTTAGTCGATAACCAAGTAGAAATAGACGGTAAATGGTATATAGCAAAACCTATCATATGGAATTCATTAAAAATTCGACTTAAAGATGCTTGGATGGTTTTGTTAGGTAAAAGATATGCAGTATGCTTTAAACAAGAACTGAAAAATGTTAGGAGAACCAGTATAAGGTGATACGGTGGCGGAATAGGTAGACGCTGGTGGAGGTTAGATAGCGCATTAAGGAATGTGTCAAAGGGACTTAGACCCCTATCTAAGTGGTTTGCGTTATCATGCAAGGTGCAAATCCTTGCCCGTATCACTATAATAAAATGGTTTCACTGATACACCGAATGGTGGGTAGGTGAGTAAACCCCCGAAACTAAAAAATGTTAAGGGACCATTATGTGATACGAGCCATAGTCCTAACTGCCCGGTTACAGGTGACTGTCGCGGAGGTGTATCGTGACCCGTATCACAAGATGAGTCTTAGGTTCTGGCAAAGCTCCGGGCAATGTTTGGGGCGCGAAACTCCAATCCTGTCATAACGGCAGGGTTTTTCTATTGGGCAAGAACGTGCTGGGCAATCGAACACGAACACAAACAACACGAACACAAACAACACGAACACAAACAACACGAACACAAACAACACGAACACGAACAACGAACAAGGAGGTGGCCCGGTGTGCCGACTGGATATTCTTCCCGGTGCAAGGTATGCAACAGTCAGCGCCGGGCTGAAATAGAAAAATGGTGCAAAGAGGAAGGTCTTAGTCCCAGAGCCGCATCTGTAAAGCTGTTTGAAGATCATGGGGAAAAAATAAGCCACCAGTCCATCTGGAAACACATGAATGAACATTTTGACATTAAAGCTGAAGTTAGGGAGCAGTACTGGAAGAGCCAGGAACAAATGCAACAGCAGGTCAAGAAAAGGCTGAGTGACGTTGAAATATTGGATGCTACTATAACGGATAACTATGAACTTAGTCGAGCAACACAAGCTTGGCTAAAAGACCTCATTAAAGAGAGGAGAAATCCGCCACTTGCACTGGTCCAGCTACGGGAGAAGTTGCAGAGCGAAATACGCCAGGCAATGCGAACACGGCAAGAACTTATCGGTGATGACCCGCAATCCCGTTTGGTCGACGCTTTTCAATCACTTTGGGATGATGATGATGATATGGACGGTTGAGCAACAACGGAAGGCCAGAGATGTGCTTAAAAGGTGTCGCAATGATAAAGTTTATTTCGCTGAAAAGTTTCTAGGCGTGGTTTTGGAAGAAAAACAGTCCAAGGCGGTTAACTTGGGTGGCAAGGTCTCAGTAAAAGTAGCTGGCCGACGCTTCGGTAAAACTTTAACTACCTTGGTGGATATACTTCATGAATGCGCCACTAAGCAAAAACAGCGCTGGTATATCACGGCTCCCAGTATGGATCAGGCGAAAATATATTTTAGCGAGCTTGAGCAGCGGATGGAAAACCCGCTGCTTTCCATTTTGGTGCCGGGGAAAAAATTTAAGTGGTCTCCTTTTCCGAAAGTTGAACTTATCAACGGGAGCCGGATTATGGCGCGGTCTACTGCCCGGGACGGGGTTTATCTCCGAGGTAAAGGTGCGGATGGAGTTGTCATTACCGAAGCTGCATTCGTAAAGGATAAAGTTTATAACGATGTCATTAGGGCTATGGTTCTAGATCGGAAAGGGAAAATCCGGGCTGAAACCACACCTAACGGTAACCAGGGATATATATATCAGCTCTATCAACAGGGGTTAAATGATGCCAGTGGTTACTACCGAAGCTTTCATGCCACGGTTTTCGATAACCCCCGTCTGGATTTGGAAGAAGTTGAACGAATTCGCAAAGAAGTTCCTGAGTTAGCTTTCCGGGTAGAGTACTTAGCGGAGTTCATCGATGACGATACAATAGTTTTTCCTTGGTCAGTTCTCCAGCACGTGTTTGAAGATTATAGACCTGAGGGCGCGCGGGAGCAAGGCCATGTATACAGCATCGGTGTGGATTTAGCAAAATATCAAGATTACACGGTTATAACAGTATTGGACATAACAATGACACCATACAGGATCGTCGAGTGGTATCGCTACCGCAGCAGGCTTTACGGTGATATTGTGGCCCAAGTGAACAATCTGCAGTCAAAGTATGCGGCTAAGGTTTATCTTGATGCTACGGGCGTAGGCGATCCTGTAGCGGAGCAGGTACAGGACTGCGTGCCGTTTGTATTCACGCAACGCAGCCGAGAGGAGCTTATTTCAAACTTGATGATCCAGGTCGAACAAAAAAAGCTGCTTCTACCGACAAGTAATACAACCATAAGGGATGAGCTTCGATTTTTCCGGCGGGTACGACGTGGAATGAACGTACGGCCCGAAGCACCGGAAGGTCGGCATGACGACTGTGTGATGAGTCTGGCATTAGCATGCTGGGCAGTAAAGTCTGGCATGCAGACGCCGATTCTCTCGCCTGTTGGCATCGACGGTGAAAGCCGCTGGAGGCGATAAAAGTTGGCTAAAATAGACTTGTATACTATGTTAGGATCTACGGGCCTTAGTAGATGGGGCGGAAATATATATGAAGAGTGGCTTCCAGATTTACAAGGCGTTAAAGCTACTCGTGTGTACAGGGAGATGGCTGATAACGACCCGATAATCGGTGCCATTCTTTTCGCCATAAGGATGCTATGTCGTCAAGTTCCATGGCGGGTTGACGCAGCAGGTGCCAGCAACGCCGATAGAGAAGCAGCCAGGTTTCTGGAGGAATGTATCCATGATACTAGCCATTCATGGCAGGACTTCATAAGCGAAGTTTTATCTATGTTGGTGTACGGTTACTCGGTTTTTGAGATTGTATATAAGCGTCGATTGGGAGACAATCAGGATCCTAGAAAACGTAGCAAATATAACGACGGCAGAATAGGCTGGCGGAAGTTTTCGATTCGCAGTCAAGACTCAATACAAGAATGGATATTCGATGAGGAAGGCGGGATCCAAGGCATAAGACAAGTAGCGCCGCCAGACTATAAGCTCCGGGAGATACCGATTGAGAAGCTGCTCCTTTTCAGGACAGAATCGATGAAGAATTCGCCACAGGGGCGGAGCATGCTGAGGAATTGTTACAAACCCTGGTATTTCAAGAAAAATATTGAGACTATTGAGGGTATCGGTGTAGAGCGCGATTTAGCTGGACTCCCCGTTGTCTGGGTACCGCCTAACGTAGCAAATCCGTCAACAGACGCTGAAACTACGGTCCTAAATGCGTTTAAGAGTCTGGTAACCAAGATCCGCCGGGATCAGCAGGAAGGAATTGTTATGCCGCTGGCCTATGATGAAGAAGGAAATAAGCTGTACGATATACAGTTGCTTTCTACCGGAGGCAGACGACAGTTCGATACCAGCACCATTATCCAACGGTATAATACGCAGATAGCACAAACAGTACTGGCGGACTTTATTATGTTGGGGACTCAGAAGGTGGGTAGTTTCGCACTGGCAAGCTCAAAAACGGAGCTTTTCGCCGTTGCAATAGGCGCCTTTCTGGATGAAATTGAAGCCGTGCTGAATACTCATGCAGTACCGAGGTTATTTAAGTTGAACGAATTCAAAATAGAAAAATATCCTGAGCTGAGGCATGGAGACATTGAGTCCATTAGTCTGGAGGAATTAAGCAATTTCATATCCCGACTGGCGATGGCGGGAATGCCTTTATTCCCGAACAAAGAACTTGAGAAGTACTTATTAGAGGTGGCAAATCTACCCAGTGAAGGTATAGAAGAATGACAGTCCTAATGCGGAGGTATAGATTGTGTTTGTTTTTCGCGAACCTATTTTGAAAGCTGATCAGTCAAGAAGTCCAGAATGGCGTGTGATACATCGTATAGCGGATGATGAACAAGACAACTTTGAGAGATCTTTTTTATCAGCAGTTACCGAAACTAAAGAGAAAGTCAAGGTAAAAGAAATGGCCGAAGGTATAGAAAGAGGGAATCAAACCTCCGTTGAAAACTCAATCGACTGGGTCGCTTTTGGTGCCGGTCTTTGGGCATTTAAAAAGATTTTTCAAAATATTATAAATAAAGCTGGAGAAGCAACAGTAAGAAGATTAAGTAAGAGATTAAAAATGGAGCTTCGTTTTGACCTACTTAACCCGCGTGCAGTTGAGTTTATTAACCGGCATACCGGAGAACTTATCACTCAGATAACGGAGGAAAGTCGACAGGCTATTCAGGCAATAATTCGCCGAGCTTTTGAGGAAGGTGGCCATCCTTATCAACAGGCAAGGAAGATTCGAAATTACATTGGTCTTACCGAGCGACAGATGCGTGCCGTAGATAATTATTGGGCCAGGTTAGCAGAGGATGGCACGCGATCATTAAAACGAGTAAATGAAATGGCTGATAGTTATTCTCGGAAATTGTTGCGTTATCGGTCAAAAGTGATTGCACGTACAGAAACCATGATGGCGGCTAATGAGGGACAGCGAGAAGCCTGGAGACAAGCGGTAGATGAGGGGTATCTTGATCCTGCAGAAATGGAACGTGAATGGATTTATACTCCCGACGAACGTTCATGTGAGCAATGCATGGCGATGGATGGTAAACGGGCTCCGATTGAAGGCGCATATGAAGGCGGGATTGTGGGTCCGATTTTACATCCGCAATGTCGATGTACAGAAGGGTTAGTCAGGAGGAAATTGTGAAATGCCAAGCAAAGAATACCTTGAGACAGCTCTAGAAAAAGCAAAGGAGCTGCTTCCAGACTGGGCCTGGAACGCTATACATCAGGCCGCTCTTCCCGCTGCTGGTGGTAAGGCCCGATGGCGCGAGCCGGAGGAACCGTCTTTTTTAGAAAAAATGGCTCTGGCTGAAATACGGCCTGATAAGCTAAAAGAGGCGCCGGATGAAGAGGTAAGGCAAGCGTGGCTTAGACTGCACCAGTGGTATAGTGCGGCCAAGAAACGTAAAGAACCGGCGGAGGAGATTGTCAATGCCGCCATCTGGGTAATGGAGGAATTCGATCACCGGGGCTTTGACTACGACGAAAACAGTGAACTGGTGCAGGAAGCAAAGAAGCTCCAGGACGTGAAAAAAGCCCAGAGTATAGAGACGAAATTGGCAAGCCTGCCGCAGGAAGTGGTTGTTGTTCCTAACTTTGTCTCTGTTGTGGGATCAGCAGCCGTGGGCAAGGAAAACCCGGAAGATATAGATGTACTATTCAGGGCAAACAGGGATAAATCTGGTGAGAACTTTCTGATCCATGCAGATAATGTCTGGCTACCGGTGCGAAAGGTGCTTGACCCCGAGAAAAAAGGAATACTCCATTTTATAGATTCGCCACAAGGCAGCCATGCAGATTTCATACCGTGCTACTCGCTAGTTCTCCGGCGCGAGGAACCGAGACGCCAAGTAGTGAAAGGAGACGCACTTAAACTAGATCTCGGCTGTGGCGATTCTAAACCCGACGGCTATACGGGAATCGATAAAGAACCGGGCCCGCAGGTTGATGTAGTATATGACCTAGAGCAGGGTATACCCTATCCTGACGACAGCGCGGATGAAATACGCGCAAACCACGTCCTGGAGCATCTCGCGGATAAAGAGCACATCATGGTCGAAATCCACCGGGTTTTAAAGCCCGGCGGCAAGTTTGTCTTCGAAGTGCCGAGTACGAAAGGAGAGGGCGCGTTTAACCACCCCGACCACAAGAGCTTTTGGAATAAGTCCACCTTCGTCTTTTGGACGCAGGATAACCTACTTGAAGGCCGCCCGAAGTTCGAGGTTGAGAAGCTGGAGGAAATCCAGAATGACGATTTGGTTTATGTCCGAGGTATATTACGTAAGCCGGAGACAGTAAGCAAGGCGGGGTTGGAGCCATTTGAGAAGTTTGTACCGCCCAAACCGAGCATGGCCGAATACACAGAAGCTTACACCATAGACGAACTGCTAGAGTGGGCAAAAAACCGCTGGCCGATAGCTGTAGAGCCGAAGCATAATGGTTTCAGGAGCATTGCCGAAAAAAAGGGCAGCCAGCTACGGCTTTGGTTTGAGGGGCAATATGGCAAAGACCAACTGCACAAATTCCCCGAGATAAAAGCGGTCTTGGAAAAGCTTAACGCTGACTTTATCCTAGACTGCGACTTGGGCATGCTGCGCGACGGTAAGCGGGTGGCAAGGCCAGATCTAATGAAGTTCAACCGCGAGAAACCAGAGTTCGCTGAAAACGAGACGCCTATTTTGACGGTCTTTGATGTGCCGTACTGGGGAGAAGATTTGAGCGATAAACCGTTCAAGGAAAGGCGCAAGATATTGGAGTCGCTGAACCTCAGAAAGCTGTTAACTATTTCTCCCTTGAAATGGTGCAAGACGCCACAGGAAGCTAAGGTGGCCGCTCGCTGGGCGTTCGACCAGGACCGCTCCGAGGGGCTAGTAGCGAAGTCTGCCGGAGGTAAATACGAACTGAGCGGGGCCACCGACGAGTGGTTCAAGCTAAAGCGAGTTATTGAGCTGAAAGTTATCGTGCTTGACGTACAGCGCACGAAAGCTGGAGACTACAACTATTGGGGCGGTCTCCTGCCGAGCGTAGGTATGGAGTGGCGCAACGTTCGGGAACTAAACGGCAAGAAGTACATTGATTTAGGTAAGACGTTTTCTACAAACATTAAGGCCAAGGTTGGCGACATTATCACGTGCGAGGTGCTGGAGCTTATCCCGGACGAACAGAAGAAAGTTCTCGCTTGGCTTGGAGCTCGTGTAATTGATGTGGATGATACTCGAAAAGAACCTTACACTGCTGCTCAAGCTATCGATGTTGCGAAGCGCGGGCAGGTGCTTCAGAAATCGATGCAGGACATAGTTCCCAGTCGGGGACCTAAAAACGCAAAACTAGTCTTTGTAGGTGCCTCTCCCGGCCGGGTTGAGGCAGCTAGGGGGGAACCGTTTACCGGCCCCAGCGGGGAAACATTTAAAGAACTTTATTTGAAACCGTTGGGTCTCAAGCCTAATGAAGTGTTTCTCACCAATGCAGTTCCCCAGTTCCTGACCGATGAAAAAGGTCGGGTGCGCGAACCAAGCAAAGAAGAAATAGAAAAATGGCGCGATTGGCTGTTTAACGAACTAGACAAAGCCAATCCGCAAATTATAGTTGCGTTAGGTCAGACCGCTAAGTCCGCTCTAGGTGAAAGAGCGGATTTTGTTTTGCCTCACCCGATGGCGGTTAGGCGGTTCGGGGACAGCGGGGAGGTAGCGAGGAAGCTAAAGCAAATTAAACGTGCACTAGAACAGGTGGAAAAAGCTGATCGTTTAGGCGAGGAAGGCGACACTCGGGCTGAAATAGCGGAGAAGTTGTATGAAGAAGAATGGCACAACATGTACCCGAAATCTGGACGAGGCAGATGGGTTTATCAGATGCACTGGCGCGGGCTGAGCGAGGAAGAAACCAAACTTAGCCACGAAGAGCTATTGAAAACCAACCATAGTGTCCACGGCGACCTGCGCTTCCAGATAGACGATGAGACAGCTTGGGGGTTCTCAGTCTTTGAGGGCGATACCGAAGACATCCGTAAGACGGAGTACGGAAGTCGTCTGCTTGAATTACCGCCTGATGACAGTCTACAAGGCCAGTTCAAACTGTTCCAACCTGTTAGGTGGATAACCATTACAGATAAAGGTCCGTATATTTCTGAACCCGGAGGCCCCGGGTCTACGAGCAAAACTTATTCAAAGTTTTTTAAACTTGACGGTGGCGAGTACAAGTTTTCTTTTGCCCGGGAACACGGACGTGAACTTTTTTTGAACGGCAAACACTTGAAAGGCCGTTTACTTATACAATATGCTCCGTTGGGACAGGGGCGAAGAGTATGGTTAGTAAACCGGCCAGAATCGCAGGAACCATATACAAAAACGCACAAACTCGCTGATGTCATAAGCGAACTAAAAGAGAAAGGTCAAAAATGGTTACTTTGGGCTGATGAACCAGGTAAGCCCGTACAGAAAATTGATGTGGCAAAAGCGAAAATTGCTAAAGAGTACCAGGCTCCGATCATTAAAATCGATCAGCCCCGACGAATTGTGTATGGTGTAGCGTTGGATCCCTATCAAGTTGATTCCCAGGACGATTGGGTAAGTCCAGCAGATGTTGAGCAGGTGGCACATAATTGGCTGATCAAATCTCGTTTGTTAGGCTATCGACATCATAAGAAGGCCGATGCTGTGCCTGTCGAGAGTTATCTATTCCCGTACCCCTCATATGATGACTGGCAGAAGGCGATGGAAGGGAAGCCACATAGGGCGTACAGGGTTAAGTGCGGCGGAGAGATATTCCATTCCGGGGCATGGATTCTCGGCAGTAAAATTCAGGCCGATGGATTATGGAAAGAGGTCGAAGAAAGAAGGCTAACAAGTTATTCTGTTGGTGGTTTTGGCGTGAGGACCTCAATTGACAAACCAAAGTTACCGGAGGTGGAGTTTATTGACATCCAAATAGCGTAAGAGGGTGGTTATGTGTACCAATTAAGTGATTTAGAAATTCCAGAAGTTAGTCTTGTACCAAGAGGCGCTGTAAAAAAGCGCTTTTTTATTTACAAATCTGAGGAGGGAAGTTCAATGGAAGAAATTCTTAAGGCTGTTTTAGAAACTGAACTTGAAGATGAGCAGAAAGTGGAGGAAGTCCTGAAAGCAGCCAAGCTATCCGACAAGGCACAGAATGCAGTCAAAGGCGCTTTACGACTACTCAACGCTTATAAGGACTCCTTGCCCAAGGACATCATGAAGACTCTGGCCGAGTTGGCCGGCTACGGCTATCCTGCACCGACCGAGAAGGCTAAGGACAAAAAAGACGAGGAAGAAGAAGACAAGAAGAAGAAATATGGTTATCCTGCACCGACCAAAAAGGAAGACGGAAGCTATGACTTTTCCGGTATTCCGGAAGAAGTTCGTCCTGCGGTAGAGGCACTCTGGAAAGAGCAGCAGGAAGCCATCAAGAAAGCCGAAGAGCTTGAGAAGGTGCTTAAGGAAGAACGCGACAAGCAGCTTCGCAAGGAGTTCGTGCAAAAGGCCGCGACTGACTTTACCAACCTGCCGACCAAGCCGGAAGAATTTGGTTTGGTGCTGAAGGGTTTGGCTGAAAAGGCGCCGGAAGAATATACCAAGCTTGAAGGTGTGCTGAAGGCGGCCAGTGAAGCCATCGAGAAAGGCGCGCTCTATGCTGAGATTGGCCGAGGCGGCATGCCCGCTGGCGACTCCGCTGTTGCCAAAGTCGAGGCCATGGCAGCGGGGTTAGTGCAGAAAAACGCCAACTTAAGCAGGATGGACGCGCTGGCGAAAGTGCTGGCTGAAAACCCGCAGCTTTATGAACAGTACCGCAAAGAGACTGCGGTTAGGATTTAAGGAGGTAGATATTGATGGCAACCGAAATGGCTGTATTCGACATCAGCGCAAAGGCTGAGAACGATCTGAGCGCAAAGCAATATTACTTTGTTGAATTGAGTGGTACTGATCAAGTTGATGTCTGTGACAATGCGGCAGATAAGCCTATCGGTGTATTGCAGAACAAGCCGACCCAGTATCATGCGGCACAAGTAAGGGTGCTGGGCATTAGCAAGGTCGTATCTGACGGCTCCAGCACCAACATTGCCGTTGGCGATTACGTCGGCACCGATGCAAGCGGCAAAGCAGTGAAAAAAGCGTCTGACACCAACTATATCGCCGGTATTGCGCTTGATGCTTCGTCTGCCGACGGGACGGTTATTCGTGTACTGCTGACCGGGCCGTTTACGCTGAGCACGACCTAGTGAATTTATTTTGAAAAAGGAGTGATTAGTAATGCCTAATCCTGTAGCAAGCACGCTTCATGTAGACCAATTGTTGACCAATATTTCTATCGGGTACAAGAATCCGGAATACATTGCCGACCAGATCTTTCCGATCGTGCCGGTGCAGAAGCAGTCTGACATCATCCCGCAGTACGATCAGTCTCACTGGTTTAGGGATGAGGCCAAACTGAGGGCCCCGGGGACTAAGTCCGCTGGTGGTGGGTGGAAGGTAACAACCACCGCGAAGTATTTCTGCGACCGCTTTTCCATCCGGAAAGAGATCGACGATGAGACCAGGAAGAATGCGGACGCTCCGTTCAACCTGGACCGGGATGCAACCGAGTGGGTGACGGATAAAATCCAAATGCGGCGTGAGGTGGCGTTCGCTACCGACTTTTTTACGACCGGTGTTTGGGGCACCGACAAGACTGGCGGGTCCGACTTCACCGTTTGGTCAGACTATGCTAACTCCAGTCCGCTGACTGATCTTGACGACTACAAGGACACGGTCGAGGCATTGATTGGCCGCGAACCTAACGCCCTCATACTAGGGAAACAGGTTTGGCTTAAGCTCAAATGGCATCCGGATCTGATTGACACCATCAAGTACACCCAGAAAGGACAGATGACCAAAGATCTGTTTGCTTCGCTGGCTGAGTTTGACAAAGTACTGATCGGTCGGGCAATTTACACTGCCTCTGCCGAGGGCACTGCCGAATCCTCAGTGTCGTATTCCAGGATTTGGGGCAAGAATGCTTTGATGATTTACGTTCCAGAGAGGCCGTCTCTGCTAACTCCTGCTGCCGGTTATACCTTCGTCTGGCAAATAGTAGCCAATGCGCTTCAGTATATCAAACGGATGCGCGATGAGGAACGTGAGGTGGATATCATCGAGGCTAACACCTATTTTGACCAAAAAGCAACCGGCACAAATGCCGGTCTCTTTATGAGTGGGGCGGTGGTATAATGGCAACTACCAAGCAACGTTATTGGGCAAGGAGACCCTTTGGCTATGCGGGACAGGAGCTTGACCGAGGACAAATCGTAGAGCTCGTAGGCGCGCGGAATGATGAGAAGCTCGTCCGCCTCGGCTATTTCGCCCCGGTCGGGAAGAAGGCTGAAACATACCAGTGTGCCATCTGCGGGGCTGAGTTCATCGGTTCCGCAGAGCGCACTCACCATGGAAACAAACAGCATTCTGGAAAAGTCTTAACGCCGGAAGAAGAAGACAGGCGGGCAGAACGAGAGGAACGTATGATGGAGGAGCTGGCTCCACTTAATCTTGACAAGGCGAAAGGAAAGTGAGGCGATGATGGGTGAACCTGCTGACAAGAGGTAAAGCTATAGTTGGTAGCTTGGCTACAGGTAAAGTCACTTTGAATAACAGTTCCACAATCACGAACAGTGCGGCTGGGGCGGTTGACATAGCTCTAGGTACAATCGCTGGATCAGCTGCAGATGATGCGTTTTCGCTAACTGTAACCGATAGCTCCACATTCTCCAGCGGTTATGCCAACATGTTTCACCTGGTGGCATCAAACACGGGCGCAAAGACTGGGGGATCTGCCGTTTCCCAGTGGAACGGTTTAGCGGCGGACTTGACAGTAGGCGAGACAGCGAATGTCAACGGCGGCTATATCTATATCGGCAAGAGCGGGACTCCGGATCTTTCGTCCCAGGCGGTCACGGGTTGGAACGTGCATTTAGCAGAAGTTGGTGCGACTGATTACCTGACAAACTTATGGCTACAAAGAGAAACCACAACCAAGGGCGGCCTTGATGCGTTCATTCTGATGTCACTGCAAGGATCGGGTGTAGCGAAGACCGGGATATACTTCCAGGGAATTGCCCTGCCAGACACGTTCCTGACAATCCAGGGCAGTTCCAGAGATATGCTGACCGACAGCGAGTATGCTGGCACCACCAAGAAGTTCCTTAAGGTAAGCTTGGACGGTGCTGATTACGCTATCCCGCTGTACTCGGCTAGCTAGGTGGTGGCATCGTGCTGACAAAAGAGAAGATTGAGCAGAGGCTGGCGAAGCTGAAAGCCGAGCGCGAACAGCTTCTTGCCAACCTCAACGCTTATAACGGAGCGATCCAGGATTGCGAATATTGGTTGGGACTAATCGACCAGTCAGAAGCTGAGGTGGCGCCTGATGGTCCAGAGATTACTGAATAGATATCTGTATGCCATGTACGATTCGTTCGACGATTATACCACTACAGGCAATGATTACGCGGACGCGGGAGCATGGGATACCATGATCCTCAAAACTAAAACGTTTCTGTTTGCTACAACAACTAATGACCTGACCGTCAAGGTGTTAGGGAGCATGGACGGCGGCGCGACCTACCCGTATACGGCAGTCAGTGAGTTTTCGGTTACAACTGCGGCAGCGGTAACAAAAGAGGTAACGTCTTATTACACCAATCTCAAGGTACAGGTAAAACCAGCAATAGCGGATCAACACGGCACGCTGTCTACACAGTATGCCGGGACTTCGTTTTAGGTGGTGGGTTAAATGACATGGAGCTATGACAGCAGTTTGTCGACCGACAAGGACAAGGTGCGCTTTCACATCGGCGATACGGACGAAACGGACCAGCTTCTGCAAGATGAAGAGATAACTTACCTGCTGACTGAAACAACAAATGTTTTATTAGCGGCAAGTCGGGCTGCAAAAGCGATAACGGCCAAGTTTTCCCGCCAGGCGGATAAAGCTGTAGGCGATCTCCGCATAAGCCTTAGCCAGAAGGCCAAGACGTATATGGCTCTGGCCACCGACCTGGAGAAACGCGCTGTAACCGCATCTGTTTATCCGACATGGCAGGAGCCGGAAGAAGATGCGCGGTTTGAGCTCGGTATGATGGAGAACGACTCCTACCTGACTGATGAAGATGACGATTAAATTTAGGTGGTGATGGTTTGAGCACCGCGACCATAAAAACCGCAAATGGCTATGACAAAACGCAGAACGCGTTTGTGTTTTTGGACTTGCTTATGAAACACTGCTTAGACGGCAATGCTTATCACGGGTACGTGAAATATACGATTGATGCTGAGGCAACCGTACACTTACAAATAAAGACTGACTCTACTGCAGCATGCTTCATGGTTGACTCGGTTGTGACAGACGGGGATAAAATGACCTTAAAGATGTACGAGAATCCCACAATAACGGACGGAACCTCTGCTGTTATTTTAATCAATCGTAACCGTGCTAGCTCGAATACTTCTTCTGTAGGTGTTTATTCTGATCCATCCGACGTTTCTGGCGGCACCCAGATTGACGAGTTTTATGTTGGTGGCTCTGTGGGATTTAAAGCGGTTGGAGGCGACATACTTACGGGACAGAAACCCATTATGCTTAAGGCTGATGAAGATTACGTCATATCAATCACAAATGACGGCTCGGCCAGCAGCACGATACTAATACGCTTCTCAGTTATAGAGGAGTAACGGCTAACAGGATTTCCTTTGAGAGGTGGAAAGTTCAATGGAAGTCGATTTCAAAGACTTTTTCCCCCATACTATTGTCATAGAGCCGTTCCTTGGCCGTAATGACTATGGAGAGCCGATATATGGAGATGCGACCAGTTATAATGCGCGGGTGGTCGGTAAACAAAAATTGGTGCGGACTCCGTCCGGAGAAGAGAAGGTCTCCTCCAGCCAAGTCTATATCTACGAGATTTCCAACGTAAGCCCTGAAGATCGGGTAACATTGCCCGACGGCTCATCCCCACCCATCCTGGCCGTGGCCAAGTTCCCTGATGAGAATGGCGATCATCACGAGGTAGTATTTTTCGGCTAAAAAAGGAGTGGTGCATTTTGGCTCGGAGAACCCAAATCCACGTCAAAATTAAGGGACTCGACAAAGTCTTGAAGGAGCTGAACCGGTTTGGAGAAAGGGGCCGCAGGGCGTTTGCCGCCGGTCTTTATGTAGAGGGACAGGAGATCATGACCGAGTCGAAACGGGAATGTCCCGTGGATACCGGAACGCTCCGCGGTACCGGGCACGTGGAGAAACCGAAATTCAAGGGTCGCAGTATTTCCGTCACGCTCGGGTATGGAGGCCCGGCCGCACCATACGCCATTTACGTCCACGAACGGACGGAATTGAGTCACGCGACTGGCAAAGCCAAATATTTGGAAGACCCGGCCAAAGGAGCTGCAACCGGTATGGCGGGACGAGTCGGGCAATTTGTGAAAAAACGGCTGGGGGTGTAACAGTTGGAACCAGCGCATGACATTGCCCTCGCCCTCCAGCAGGCGGGGCTGGGAACATTAGGAGTAGACATTTTCAAAGGTCCCGTGCGTCCGGCCAACGGTATCCCTGTCGATTCCATTTTCGTTCTTGCTACCGGCGGTCGAGCAGGGCAGCGTATCCATTCCGACCGGTCGGAGATTCGCTACCCAACAGCGCAAATTCGAGTGAGGGCGGAAAGTTTTGCCGAGGGTTACGAGAAAGCATCGGCAGTCTACGATGCGCTTTTCGACCTCCGGTATCCAGGCTACATGGATTTTTTACTCCTTCAGTCGGAACCGATATATCTAGGTCAGGACGCGAATGGTAACTACGAGTGGAGTTTGAACGTTGAGTGTTCGTACTCCTAATTAAGGAGGTGCTGAATTGGCCAGACGAAAACGCGTAGAAGCAGAAGAACATCAACAATATACAGTCGGCACATGGCGGGGGACGTCTTGCTATCGGTGTAATTTATGCGCTTATGATTCATTGGACGAAAGTGACATAAAAGAACACATCCTGGCAAGACACACCCCCCGACCAAAAATAAAACCGGTAACAGTACCGATTTATGACCGATTCGGAAACTTAATCGGGGATAAGGAGGAATGAGTAAATGGCCAGAGCGACTTTAACTAAGACCAATGCTCCAGGTTATTATGCCTCGACCGGAGCGGCATTAACTCTGGCGGCGGCGGATGTTACCAATAAAAATGAGTTCGTTTCAACGGGAAAGGAACTGGTGGTTGCACAGAATACGGGTGCAAGCAGTGGAACTGTGACTATTAATTCCACTGCCGATCCTTATGGGCGGACGGAGGACATCACGGATTACAGTATCGATGCAGGCGGAATTGCAATTTTTGGTCCATTTCCGACACTTGGTTGGCAGCAGTCGGATGGGAAAATTTATCTGGAGGCCAGCACTGCGGATATCAAATTCGGCGTTATAGTGCTGCCTTAACGAGAGGAGGTAAATAAAAAATGTCTAATGCTATTAGCTCATTTGGGACGCTGTTAAAAATTGGCGACGGTGCAGAGCCCACCGAGAACTTCACGACCATCGCTGAGGTCCTTGACATCACCGGCCCCAGTCTCAGCCTGGACACAGAAGACGTTACCAGCCATGACTCCACTGGTGGCTGGGAGGAACACATCGGGACTATCTTGAGATCAGGTGAGGTAACGTTCGATATCAATTATATTCCGACCCATGGAACTCACGATGCTAGTACCGGTCTAGTTGCCGATATGATGAATCGGACGCTTCGGAACTTTCAGCTAGTATTTCCCGATGCGGGTCAAACCACTTGGTCCTTCTCGGCGCTTGTAACCGGGATGGAGCCGTCGGCTCCGGTGGCCGGTAGACTCCAGAGCAGTATTACCCTTAAAATTTCCGGTCAACCAACATTAGTGTGAGGTGATTAAATATGAATCCAATATCTCCAACCGTAGAACTAGAACTCGAAGGAAAGAAATATACCCTGCGGCTTGACTTCAACGCCCTTGTCAATTTTGAAGAGACTACTGGCATAACCATTTTTGAACTACAAAATCAGGCCAGTGCCCGGAGCATCAGGGCCTTGCTTTGGGCGTGTATTCGTTCTGGCAGTGACCCCGAAATCAACATAGAGGACGTCGGCAGACTGATTCACTCCGGGAATATGACAAAAATCATTTCAAGCCTCTCTGATCTGATGAATAATTCGCTCATTGAGAACGGCGAGAACAATACGGAGGCTGAGGAATCCCCTTTAGCAGGAAACGAACAGACTGGCTGACTGTCTGGTCAGTTGTGCGGTATGACCTGGGGCTTGGTGACGAAGAGTTTTGGAGGTTGACGCCGCGGCAGTATTCGGCTTTGGTGGAAAGGCTGGAGGAGCAGAAACGATGGGAGAGCTGGCAGACCGGTTTAATCTGTTCGACGTTGGCCAACATTTTCGCAAAAAAAGGTCACCGACTCAAACCAGAAGATTTTATGCCGCGATTCCCGAAAAAGCCAAAAAGCTGGAAGGAACAACTTGTGATCGTAGAACGACTGAATGTTTTCTTCGGCGGCGTAGATAGGCGGAGGGATAAGAAAAAATGCGAGTAGGGACGATTGAATTTAAAATCGGCGCGGACACACGGGGGTTTGAAGCAGGTCTCGCGCGGGTGCATAAAAAATTAGACGGGCTTCAAAATGTAGCAACGCGCTTCGCAAAACGAGCTACGGTCGCCCTAGCCGGGTTTACTGCTGTTTCCATGGGTCTTGTCGCAGCAGCTTCAAAACAAAGGGAGGCGGAACTAAAACTAGCGGCGGCGATTAAGGGCACCGGACAGGCCATTAATATTGAGAAAATTAAGCGGTATGCCAGTCAACTGCAGAAACTTACAAAATACGGTGACGAAGCCACTATTGAAGCTGCTGCTATGCTGACTACATTTCAACTGACGGAAAAGCAAATTCTTGACTTACTTCCTAGAGTACAAAATTTGGCCGCTATGTATAATATGGATTTGCGCCAGGCTGCTGTGCAGGTCGGCCGCGCGCTCTCAACGGGGGCCGGGGCACTTTCGCGTTATGGTATTGTCCTCACCGAGGCAGAACGAAAAGCATTTGATGCTGCTAATCAATTTGAAAAAATTGCTTTGTTGATGCGGATTCTCGACAAGAACACTGGCCCGGCCGCCCGGGAAATGACTAAAACAGCGATGGGTGCGTTTACCCAGATGAAAAACGTGCTTGGCGATTTAGCGGAACAGATGGGATTTATAATTGAACAACCGCTTGTAAAAGTATTCCAGAAAATTACCCGCAAAGCAAGCCGCCTGGTCGAGAAGTTAAGTCAGTTAGATGATACGACAAAGTCTCAAATTGCTCGTTGGGGCGTTCTTGCAGCTGCCATCTTAGGACTGGTTACCGTTTTTGGTGTTGTAGTCGCCGGGATTGCTGTTTTCGTAAAAGGCCTTACCCTGATAGGGGGGGTCATAGCATTTATCGCCGGCATTCTGACTTCGCCCTTTATGCTGATCACTGCAGGTCTATCCCTCTTGTACGTTGTATGGAAAGACAACTGGGGCGGGATACGGGATAAGACTTTAGCCGTTTGGGACGCTATCAGGCCGGTATTTGAGACTCTTTGGGATTATGTGAAAAAAGCTTGGAACTGGGTAATTAATATCGGCGGAACACTTTGGGAAGCCCTAAAATCCGGTGACTGGGCAACGTTTTTTGGTACGATTTCCGATTTATGGTCTAAAGGTGCGGTGATTGCTATTAGTTTAATGTTGGCCAAAGGTGCGGCGGCAAAAATTTTAACTGCTATTGGTTCAGTATTTGGCAATGTCGGCGGAAAATTGGGGATAGGCGGGTTATCGCTGGGCATCGGTCTGCTCACTGTCGGAATAAAACTATCCGAAGCCATTGCAGCCGGTAGTTTCAAAAAATTTGGCCAGGATATGGCGTTAGCGCTGGCAGCCGGGATAGGGATAGGAGTGTTTACTGGTAGCCCTCAAGCCGGTGTACTAGCGTTCACAATAGCGTTAAACCTTGAATTAGGCTCTGGCTTTATGCAGAAGGTGAAAGAATTCGGCAGAGAATTCGGTGAAGCCACTAAGGAGGGATTTAGGAAACCACTTACTATGCCGAATCTTGGTGAATTGTTCAAGTGGAGATTTCAAGAAGGGGCTGTTTTACCCGGCGCCTTCGGTCCTGACCAATTCCCCGCTCTCCTCGCACCCGGCGAAGCGGTTGTGCCTGCAAAAATTGTACAGGGTGGTTTACCCGCTGTGGCCGGATGGTTCCGAGCAATGGGAGTACCTGGTTTCCAGGAAGGCTACGCGCCACAGGCTACCGTTCCCGGTTTAAGCGAGGCCAAAGCGACAGTAACCGATATGAGAGACATGTTCCGTTCTCTTGGTCGATCATTACTTGCAGGATTTACGCGACTTTTTGAGATCATTGCTACTGCAGTTGAGAAACTGGCCATAGCCATATTAGGTGAGGAAAAAGTCGAGCAGATAAAAAGCACCTTTGCAGAGCTGCGGACAAAACTGGAGGACTTTATAGACTCTTTTTTCTTTGCAGAAGAAGCCACTAGCAGTTTGATAAATATCATGTTGCAAGTAGCGGAAATGAGACCGGTCATAGAAGAACAAAAGACTCTATGGCAACAGTTAACGGACAGCCTGAAATCTATCAAAGACTTCGCGATAGATAAGCTGCTCCAAAACATTCCGATAGTTTTTGCGGCAATACAAGGAGCGCAGGCCGGAGCTGCAGGCGGACCGGTTGGGATGGCCGCCGGCGCCCTGACGGCTGTTATATCTAATTCGCAGACTTTTGCACAAATTCTAAACATCATCAATCCTCTCCTACAGGCGGCCGCTGATGCTGTAGGTATGTTATTGCAGCCGTTATTGCCGTTGATTCTAGTGATTTCTAAGTCCCTAGCCCCGGTCCTGAAAGTTTTGAGTGTTATTTTCTCCGCGATTTTTATGCCGGTTCTGCAGGCGCTTTTCCCGGTATTTAAGTTGCTTGGTATAGTAGTGTCCGCTTTGGCTTTAGGCATCGCCCACGCCTGGAACGCTGTTGCCAGAGCTATTAATTGGGCACTAGGTTGGCTGGGAGTTCATTTAGGGACAATAAATACAGAACCGCTGCAAGAAGGATTAAATGAGCTGGCTAATCTAACTTGGGATTCGGCTATGGCGCAAGCTCAAGCGGCTGATTCCGCTGAGGATTTGGCCGAAACTGCAGATAAGGTAAGTCAGTCTCTAAGGAATATCCCTGCCGGTTTTAAATACGTCCTGACCCGTTTCCAAGTAGCGCGGGCCATTCCCATACCCGGTTTTGCCAACGGTGGTTATATCCCGCCGACTCCGGGCGGACGAATCGTCCGAGTGGCTGAAGGCGGAGAGGGGGAATATATCACCCCTGAATCCAGGGTACGCGGCGGACTAACGATTAATATATACGGTGACGTTTACGGCTATGACGATTTTGAACGCAAAGTCAACCTGGCAGTCGGGCGACGCGGCCGCTCACTTAACCTCGCCGGTCAGGGGGTGTACTAAATTGGCAATAGCGAAATTTGATACGATAGAAATTCCCCGCGTTTATGTGCAGGAAATCTCAAGGGAAATACTAGGAGACAAAGCCCGGACGGCCGGCGGCAAGTTAAGACAAGATACGCTTGCCGCCGCTTCTTATAAACGTATATGGAAGATTGAGACCCGTTTGATTTCCAAAGCGCAGGCAGATGCTATTTTAAGTTACCTGGAAGCTATTTCGTTTGGCACTGTCGATTTCTGGCTTGATGAATTTGGAGATGAGGCTAATACTGTTTCCGCTTATGTAGAGGTGGACAAGGAAAGTCGCGCTTTGTGGCCATATCAGTATCGGGAACTATCATTTACGGTAACAGAACAGTAGCGAGGTGAAAAAATATGGCGATTTGGAATAATAATAAACCGGCTGATAATGATTATATAAATGTAAGCGCACAACATATCAGAGAGAATTTCAATACGTCGATATGGGGCGCAAAAAGAGGGCTTGAAATTTATTATTATGGTTCAGATGATATACGCATAACTCCGGGGTTTATACATGTCAATGATGGTTCTAATGATTATGGCGTGGTGAAAACCTCCGAAACCGAGCTTACCGGTGAATCAGGATTGGGGGCACAGTGGTATTATGTAACCATAGACACTTCTGGGACTGTGACGCTTCGTTCTGCTACCGGTGCCGCTACAGAAAGACCGACCGATGCTTATTTTCAATGGAGCGGGTATAATCATGCCAAACAGGGTTATTATTATGATACGGACGAGAGAATTATTGGGGCCGTATATAGAGTAAACGCAACGACGTGGTATATTATCAATTGTGGCGAAGGCGGAGCGGAAAGCGGGAAGAATGAGTATGGTGAATGGAAAAGAACGGCAGACGGAGAGCAATGGTGTTATAGAATCTTGACTTGCGATTATGTTAGCTCTTTCACTATACGAGGGACATGGCTGTTTCCTGTATCGTTTATGGATACTCAATTTTATATTAACTACACAGCTACAGACGATATTGGCTTAGATAAACGTGAAACACATTTCCGATTGGGGACCTTTAGTATTTCAAGCGTTATATTAGACATCATGTCTAATGGGGCATTTCAAAGCGGGGACACGTGCAACGTACATGTAAGCGCACGAGGCCGCTACAAATAACCCAAAGCTCGAAGACGAAACCTCCGAGCCTCTTCGCCACCGACGGGACTGGCAAGCTCTATCGATGACATTTTAATAGTTGGGGTGATACAATGATACCTTCCGATAGAAAAATATACACAAAACTATATATCGGTCGCACTGACGGCGAGACTTGGGAAGATGTAACCGAATATCTCTCCAGACTTGAAATAGAACAGGGCGATGTGTCGGGAGTGGGAACCGGTTCAGGCGTTGACGGAGTAGTGCGTCGGATGTCGTTTACTCTGCACAATGATGAAAACAACTCATTCGCCCCTCGTGATCGAAACAGTTCATGGAATCAATTTTCCGGCAGCTATGCACCCTTATTGTGGCCGAATCGTGAAGTACAATTTCAGGCGCGCGTAACCGCTGAATCCTATGTTCATCAAGAAGTAATTGGGGTAGGAGATGGTTCTACTACCGTTTTTTATCTGGAGCATGTTCCTATAGTTTCCGGTTCGGTAGAGATAGATTCAGCCGGAGCCTCGTACACCTGGTCTGAACTAAATAACATAACCTGGGCCGAGGCGACGAATATCAGATGGAACAGCTTAAAAAGCACAACTGAATATACCAGCGATTTTTCTGTTAACACAACGACCGGCGCGGTAACTTTTACGACTCCACCTCCGGAGAATATAACAGTCCTCATGAATTATAGGCATTATGCAGCCGATACTGGATACATTACATTGTTTCATGGATATCTAGGGGATTCTATTGCAACAAGCCCTTTTTCCGTCTCGTGCGAATGCCGGGATTTGTCTAAACGTCTACAAGATTGTTATATTGAGACGGAAACACAGTATGGCAGCGAAGGGGGCACGCCGGCAGAAACTGTAATGCAGTCTATTCTGGACGACAATTTAGGAGCCGGAGCGGTCACTTTGTATACCCCTGTTTCTCCCGGATTTGCCATACTAAACACCGATGCGGCTAAAATTGGATACATGTCGGTATGGGATGCCCTTCAGAAAATTACAAGCATGTTCGGATGGTTTTGCGGATATAGATGGGATTCCGGGACGAGCCAATATAAATTGACACTCATGGAACCGCCCCGGTCTATGGTTGCAGTTGGAGCTGATTTCGTTCTCGATTATGAAGACGATTTTTATGTCCAGGATTTGGACATTTCGGATCGTGACGTGCGGAATGCCATCAAGGTCACCTATCGAGATATTTCCACCGGTGACCGGGCAAGTGTAACGGTAACGGATTCGGCTAGCATAGCTGCTTACGGGCGCAGGGCTATGCAAATAGAGGAAGACGATGCTTCCATGATTGATACCTCTGCTGAAGCTACTGATTTAGCCAATGCCGCTCTAAGTGATCTAAAAGACCTGACAAGCACAACTAAAATCAATATGCCGTTTTTACCGGAGATGGACATATTTAAAGGGATAGTGGTAATAAATCCCCAATTATCGTCGACAAATGATTTTTACGGAGTAGAGAGCTTCCGGCACTCCTTAGATTTCGACAGCCATAAATATAGGACAGAAATAACAGGATGTGGTCGAATTATCGGCGGTAAGCGCCGGTGGTTGAAAATGCAAACCAGACCGGGGGCGGCTGGGAGGCCGAATACCAGAAACGTCCAGATGACGGAGACGATTTCTACGCCTACCGGTTTAACTGTCACTTCTGCTATTCGTGGTTTGACGGTTACGTTGAATGCAAATCCTGAGATAACTTGGGATGGATTCGAGATCCACGTTTCCACATCAAGCGGGTTTACGCCATCAAGTAGTACGCTTAAAGCTAAAGGGCGGGCAGCCAGATTTGATTTAGTAGACCTGACACCGGGCACGACCTATTACGTGAAAGCGCGGGCTTACGACACTTCGGGAAATTATTCGGGGTATACGAGTCAGGTTAGCGCGGTGGCGGGAAGGATTCAGACAGAGGATATAGAAGATGGAGCAACTACAACAGAAAAAATCGCCGATGGAGCCCTTACTAACCGTCAAATATTTACAAAAAATGATAATACAGGGACACGTATAAATAGTACTTCTTATTCAGATATTACTAATTTTAGCAAGCAATTCACATTATCGGAAGCAGCATCTTGCATGTTTATTATGCAAGTGAATGCTTGGGTAGTTATCGAAGAAGCTGTTACAAATAATTTAAGCGCATCATGGTGTTTAAATTATGATGGAACTGATATAACAGACAAAGAAGCACGAGTTAGAATTACAGGTGGAGAGCAATTTTCATTAACAGGATCACATATTACTATTATTCATTTTGAAGAAAATGTATCGGCTGGAACCCATACTATTAAAGGCAGAGCTAAAATAGATGTGGCTGGATTATACGCATATTCAGGAGACAGAGAGTTAAGTGTATTGATCTTGAAAAAATAAGAAATTTTTGCTATTATAATATAAAAAGGAGGGAGGATGAATGAAAAAAATATATTTTTTAATCATTTTTTTGTTAATTGCCTCTGGATGTTCAATGCTAAATTTATATTCAATAACCATCAAACATAAACATTCACCGGAGGTGGAATCTGTGATAAAAATACGAAATATTAGTAGCCAGAACGATATGGGTCATGTTTATGCGGGATATCCATATCCTGAAGCTAAATCATGGTATGCATGGGCAGAAGTATATGATAGTGATGGGAATAAGATAAAAAATCCTACTATCGAATGGTCAACAAATTTCCCAGAGGGTATAACATGGGAAAAAGACCCAGTTAGGAATAATGGTATTTATGTTATGCCAAAAGCTCAGAAAGGGCGAGGGAAATTATTTGCTAAATATCAAGAAGAAACGGCGGAATTAACTATTATAGCATATGGATATTTTAAATGTATCCACAATAATACTGATGAACATCAAGGCTGGTCTTTTTCTTCTCAATCATTCGTGTCTATAAACGAGGCAGATGTTTATATTGAAACTTATGGTGCCTCACACAATAGGACAAAAATTATAGCTCCCTACGGAATTAAAAAGTTAGAAGACTCAATTTTACGTGATGCGTATTTTGAAAAATATAATACTCCCAGTAGCGAAAATTTTATAACTGAAATTATGCCCCCCAATGGGATTTTTGAAGTCATTGCCGCAGATGGGGTGCATTATAAATTATCAGCATTTACTTATTCACATTCATCCACTATCTCGGAGGATTTAAAAGATTTATGGGAGAATACAGTAGAATTCGCTTGGGATCATTATTCTGAACAATAAAAGCAAGAATCCTCCTATAAAAATAAGGACATCTGTCCTCTGTATATTTTATTCTGAATTATATTAATTGTGTTAATAATTATTTTAGCTGGGATTATCCTTGAATTATAATTGTATAACTTTCAGGTTTGGAT